ACAGCTAATTGGTTTAATATGCCGAAATTCGTATTACCTAATTTTGCGGCACCTGAAAGTTATGAATATGCTATTGCATTAGCTTTATTGGCAATTAGTACAATTCCTGAATCTACAAGTCACCTTAGTCAAGTTGGAATATATACAAATGCAATTGCTAGAAAACAAAATATACCTGAGCCACATATTGAAGATAGGGTTGGGCTAAATCTTATTGCTGATGGCGCAGCTGATTTAGTTGGTGCTTTCTTGGGCGCACCTCCGCTTACAAATTATGGTGAATCTATTGCATTAGCTAATATCACAAATTGTTATAGCACAGGGGTATTAGCCATTTCAGCGCTTATGTCTATTGTAATAGCCTTTTGCGGAAAAGTAACTGGATTGGTTAACTGCATTCCTACTGCTGTCATTGGTGGTATGTCAATATATATTTTTGGTATTATTGCGGTTCAAGGGCTATGCTTATTCCGTGAAGATAATGTGAATTTTTTTGACAAGAAAATATGTGCCATTGTCGGCATTATGCTTATAATAGGATTGTCAAATTATAGCTTAGATTTTGGAAGTTTTGTTATGCCAAGTGTGGTTTTGGCAGCTTTGATCGGTATCTTCCTCAATCTTATCTGGGATTTTATACAAAAAAGGAGATAATAAAAGATTTATGGCAAATGTAACCTTGGGTAAAGTAGCTCCCACTCCAAAGGGTGAATGGAATGGGGCTTTAGAATATGAAAAATTAGATATTGTTACAAATAGTACTACTCATAAAGTGTATATGGCTATTCAGAATGTACCTGCAAATACGGCTATTACAAATAATGAGTATTGGGAAGTTTTGGGAATCCAGAGTTCAGATGCTGAAATTGATGATACAGCGGGTGATGGGGATACTAATAAAGTTTGGAGTGCTAATAAAAGTTATGATGAGGTTACTGATTTAAAGAACTCTACTAATAATATAAAGAGCCAAATAGAATACACAGAAGATGTAATTGGATATGGTAAAAATATTGCATTTGGCGCAAAACTCATAATCGGTACTCGTTCCACAACAGGTATTTACTCTAATACACCGGGAAGTACTGCACTTAATTCACTTGTACCAGTATCGCCACAAGTTAAGTATCGTGTGAAAATATCTGGAGCAAGCACACAGACTCTTCGATATTATTTTTATTCTGCAAATGACGAAACAACATTAGTAGATCAATCGACTGTAGCTATGGTAGACGGTGAGTGTTTAGTACAAAATGCAAACGGGAATTATATGTCATTCATAGTCGGAAATATTGAAATTCCCGGATATTTTGTGTCAATTACACCATACTTGGAAACTCAACCACTTTATAATAAAATCTCTGAATCAATAGAAGGTTATTTTCAGCCTGTTACATTTACGGAAAATGTAGGACTTCTTTCTGGCAATGTAAATGGTTCTGTAAGCATTAACAGTAGTTTTACTAACTATAGTTATGCAATCATAGATGTAGTTCCGGGCGAAGTATACCGATTTTCATGTGCTATCAATGGTGCGGCTAATCATCTTATTAGAATTATTAACGCTTCTAATAAAATTATTCAAAGATCATATAATGGTGTTAACTCATACAGTACACGATACGAGGGAACTGTAACTGTTCCGAAAAATGCTACAAAAATGTATGTAAACTGGTATAACTCATATAGTATACTAATACAAAAATATGGTTTACTCAAAGCAGAAAATATTTACTCCATATCTAATATTGATTTGTTTTTCAAGTCAGGATTAGTAACAGGATGTTCTGCGTTTGCGCCAACTGTAAGTACAAATGCATCTTATAAGCATTGTGTTATTATGTGTAACCCCGGAGATAAATTTATTATCTCTGGTACTTATAGTGGGGCAAATAACATATTCTTAGCTGAACTTGATGTAAGCGGTAATATTATTGTTGCATCTGAAATCGTTGGTACTGATGATGTCATATCAAATTACAATAGTGAGTACACTGTATCTGCAAATGGTTATGGTATTGTGCTTTGTGGTTTGTACGCATATCCCTTGATGGTTAATAAGAGAATATATAGAACAAACGAGGAGTTAAGTCAGGATATTAATTCTGCTATAAAAGGTGCAGGGACAATTGGAAAAACTGCTGTTGTATTTGGTACTTCAATTCCGGCTGGGAAAGTAACAATAAATAGAACAGAGTATACAATCCCATCATATGCCGCCATGCTTTGTGGTATGACAGTATTCAATGAAGCTATTGGATCGTCTTGTGCCAGAAGAGGATGGAGAGCTGAAGCAACAGCTAATGATTCCTACGGTTGGACTCATCATGCATGGCAAAATGTTTTCTTGAGCATGGGAAAAAATCTCACAGAATGCACAGACCTTATCAATAATTATGATTCAAAATGGAAAGATTTAATCGGTGGGGATTTTGCACCCGCAGGTCAAGATGATACTGGACTTGGAAAGCCAAATGCGATGGACGATTATTGGGCAGGAAAGATTCGGGCGTCATCCTATGAAAATATCCTTGTTCCGTATTTAGATGGCACTAAACCTATGCCAGATTTGTTTATTTTTGAACATGGTCATAATGATGTCGATTCCTATAATAGCCAATACTCAGAAATAACTGGAGTTGCTTCTGTAAATCCAAATGATATTGCGGACTTAGATAGGTCTTTATTTGGTGATGTAATGGCATTCTATATACGTTTGATTTGGCAAGCAAATCCACGTGCAAAAATATTGATTGTATCTAATTATGAAAATGATTCCGAAAAGTATCAGCATGTGTTCACAGCGCAAAAGGCTGTTGCTGAATCTAATAAGGTTTATTTCTGTAATGTTGCAGATGTAATTGGATGGAGTGACGTTAAAAAGATTACAACGACAGGATATTGGACAGGAACACCCGGCATATGGGTAAATAGTGGTGGTACATCTCAAACCATTACTTGTCTTGGGGCAGCTTTTCCCGATAAAATACACCCTCATACTGACCAGAGTGGGAAAGCAGTTATTCGCGAAGCAGAAGTTATAGCAAATTATATCAGGTCACATATTTCGTTTGACTAAATGGACACTTTAAATTAATTAGCTATAACTAAAAACACCTTAAAATAATAAAAAAATAATAATTTTAAGGTGTTTTATTAGAATATTATAAAAATACGAAAATAAAAACCTTGTTTATCAAAAAAATAAAGGGAATACAATATTGTATTCCCTTTATTATCTCGTAAAAGAATTAAGAGGAATTATTAGATTCCTCTATTTTTATTATATTTCATAAAATTTTTTATTGACTTTACAGGCAATATATCCTAAAATTAAATTATAAAAATTAAAGAGGTATTGTTATGGGTAAAAAATGGACAATTGAAGAAGCAAAAGCTTATATTGCAAAGGTGCAAAAAAGTAAACAACAGATTGGTTTGACATATTGGTCAGCAATAGATTTTATTGCGAATTCTAATCAACCAAAACCAAAAGTGAGGATTGAGGATATTGCTGAACCTGCTAATTAAAGTTATTGTATATGGTATACTTGTTTTATCCATTATAAAATTAACATGGACAATTTTAGATTTATTTAGATAGAAGTATAGTATGTTATACTTCTATATGCCTTGTGAGTATGATAGTAGTAGTACGGGATTCTTCCAAAATTCAGGAATCGGAGCATAACCGATACAAGGCTTTTAGAGGTAAATATGAATAATTGGCAAATTTGGTTTATGATATTTTGTTGTATATTATTTATAATATATTATAATGATGGGAACGGTAAGGTTTAATATGACTTTTGAAGATTTTATCCAAATGAAAAGTAAAGAAGAAGTTGCTTTTATATTCTATGGCGATGGTATATATAAACATAGTTGTATAAATTGTAAATTTTATCAACCTGATAAATATGGAAGTTGGAAATGCTATTCTCTTTTTGAAGAAAATTGTAGACTAGAATTTGCCGAATTTTTACAAGATGAAATGGAAGGATTATGTGGAATAACAAACTTCCAATAGAAAAAGTTATTGAAGCTTATAAATATTGTGATAATCATAATGATTGTAATAATTGTCCAATACATTATTTAAAGAAAAATTGTCAAAATATAATGTATGAAAATATGATAAATTATCTTGAAGAATATAGAGATATTTTACATAAAGAAAAAATAGATAGATATTCTTTTTGGAGAAAGGAATATGGAAAGTAATTGTAAAATTAGTAAAAAACCTATTCAAGATTGGATATGTCCACGTTGTAGGCATAATATTCGAACATTTCAGAATTATTGTCCTATTTGCGGTTTAGAATTAGATTGGATAGATACTGAATCTATTGCAGAATGGAAAACCGAAGTTCCTAAATATCAGGTGGTGCCGACACAGGAAATAACTACAGATACACTAATTCCTAAAATCTAACATTACTATAACTTGTTAAGGAATTATGGAAAATATATGGACGGAATGGGACAATAGATGATATAGTTCATAAAGTATTGGAATATGTTAAGGAAGCAATAGAATATGGAAATAATAAGTAAAATTGCAGGATTTATTTTAATATTTTTTATTTGTTTTGTATTAGGATATTTTATTGGTTCGCTTGCAGGAGATAATTATGGAAGAAACTTATAAACCTAGACCTTTTAAAAAGTTAAAGCAAGAAGTTTATCTCTTGGCCAAAGAACTAACTGATGAAGGTAAACGAGAAGATGGTGATATTCTATATGATGCTTATCAATATCTTTCTGATTATGAAAGATTTTTGGATAAAATGGAACATATTTGTGATGTACAAAGGAGAACTTTGTGAGAGATAAAGAACGAGAAGATTATATTATAAATAGACTTCATGATATTGAAGATATTGCAAGTGAATTAGCTAGAATGGGCGAACCAGGGCCTGATGGTAATTTGGAAGAAATGGCTAATCATATTAGAATATATAGTACAAAAATTATTAAGCATTTACTGCACAACTGGTCACTAAATGAAAGAGTAGAAAAAAGGCGTGCCGAAAAAGCTAAAGTTGCGGCTGCCGAAAAAGCTATTGAAGACGTTAAAGAAGAAGAAGCTAAAAAACAAAGTAAACAAAAATTTATTGAACGTATGGAAAAAGCTAGATATGAAAGAATGAAGGCGGAATTACAATAATGCAGTTAGCTGAAGTTATGCGTGGAGTGGAATGTTGTTTGCAAATAAATTTTGATTATTTCCAAAGTGGTACACAGTGCAGCGAATGTCCCTATAGAAATAATGACCATTGTATAAACGAACTTGGTAATGATATTATGAAGCATTTGAAAGAATACCAAGATAAAGAAGTAAGAAAAATTTATTTGACAAATGGGTATTATTAATATAAAATTAATACATAATTAAAATGAGGAGAAAAAATATGGATGTGAGATTGAAACTTAGTACGCCTTGGGCCGTTCATGCAGCTGAAATCAAAGCCCTTTTCGGAAAAGACCCTGAGGTTTATGTTCAATATGATGATTATGGTTATGAAGTAAAACTCTATGTGAATAATGCGGCAAAAGCTCAAGCTATTGATATGATCCTTCCTGATGAAAAAGTATTTGGTAATGTAGAACTGTATATTACTGTAGTGCCGCCTAACAATGATATGTTTGATTTTTCTCAGAAAAGTTGGAAAGAAATTTTTGATTTAGCTTTTGAGAATAATCCAGCTTATGCTTTCACCAAGGAAGTACAGGGTGTTCTTAGTAATAAAATTAATTATGTTGTATTTAAGAATAAAGTTGTACAGTTCTTTGGTGATAATTTGAATGACCTCTACGGTAATATTAGTACCCTTTATCAGGAAATTGCTAAAGAAGTTCTGAATATTGAATATATTCCAAATGCTTTCTATTGTACAGATATTGAAGAAAAGGTTGGCGTCACGGATGGACGTTGGCCGTAAACCAATTTATAACTATATGTTCCGTATAGCTTAATGGTAAAGCGGCCGATTGTGGCTCGGCAAATGTGGTTTCGATTACCACTATGGAACCTTATTTTATTTCAAAAGGAGTGTTATGGAAGAAAATAATACTTCAAGATGGCATCTATCTAAATATAATTTATTTGCTAAAATTCCAGATAAAGATTTGATAGGATGTGTGAACTTATTAAAAGGCTCCTACTCTTTGTTTACATTTGAAGATATTTCAAATTTACAAAGTTTAAAAATGGATAAAAGATTTCTTCAGAACGGATATATAGTAAATTATAATGAAGTAGAAGGATTAAAGTTTGTAAGCAGAAAAGATTGTGGCTTTTCAAATACAGTTAGCCTTACAATATGTCCTACTTTAAATTGTAATTTTAGATGTCCTTATTGTTTTGAGAATCATCGAATTGGAAAAATGTCTGAAGAAGTACAAGAACAGATTGTGACCTTCATTAGGAGAATGGTTGAAACTTATAAAACTAATAAAATTTCTGTTACTTGGTTTGGAGGAGAACCGCTATTAGCACCTGATGTAATAGAAAGTTTATCTCAAAAAATAATTGAATTTGCTAATGAGAAAAAAATTCAGTATAATGCTACAATAGTAACTAATGGATATTTATTATCTCAAGAAAATATTGATATGCTATACAAGTACAAAGTTCATAGCTATCAAATTACATTTGATGGACTTGAAGAAACTCATGATAAAACTAGACATTTAGCTGGTGGACAAGGGACTTTTTCTAAAATTGTAGAAAATTTAACTCAGAATAAAATTATAGGCCATATTAGTATTCGTCATAATATCAATGAAGATAATAAAGAAGAAGAGAATATTGTGAAAAAATATGTTGAAAATATGGCTAAAATAAGTGGAAATAATATATCATACTATCCTGCAATTGTAACAAATAATGAAGTAGCTCTTAAGAATGCGGAAAAAGTAAATTATTTAGAGTTACAAGAATTTGCTTATCAAGAAATGAGAAAAAAATTTTCACAATTCAGTACTTATGATTGCAACTATTGCGGTGCGCAGTCAATAACTTTTATAGTTATAGATGAATTGGGAAATTTATATAAGTGTTGGGAAGATTCTGGTAAATTAGAACATTCATTTGGCAAAATAAATGAGTGGAGTCCATGGAGACCTATACAAACTGCTAGAAATCCTCAGGTTTTGATAAATTATATCAATTCAGGCGGTGGCGCAAACGATAAAGAATGCGAGGAATGCATTTGGTTGCCCATTTGCAAAGGTGGTTGTCCGCAAAGAAGATTGTACTATACTAAAGCATGTGTTCCCTATAGAAACAATCCTGAAGAGTTCGTATTAAATTATATAGAGTATAAACAAAAACAGAGACAACGAAAAAGTTCTTGTTGTTAATTTGTAATTTTATAGGAATTTTCTTGACAAATAAGAAATATTGGATTAAAATTATTATATAATTAAAAATAAAGAAAGGAAGTAAACAATGAGTTATTATTACAATTACTATTGCGGCATTCAAACTCCAGATGGTATAGTGAAACCTTGGGGTCCATTCAATGCAAATGGAGAACTTAATCCAATTATTTGTCGTTCAAGTTCTTCTGCTTCTAATCTTCATAATGATTTTTACACTCTTGATGAAGAAAAAATGTCTGAAGAACTTCATAAATATTTTGATTATGAAGATTGGAATGGTAATAAAAGATGCGATGTAAAATATCTTCCTTATGAAGAACTTCCCACTAAAACTTATCTTAAAGAAGGTTATTATCTTATTGGTGACGTTAAGGATTGGGAAAGTAACCTTAATAGTTGGGATTTTGATGGTTTTTATAATATGATTTCTCCTACTATTTACGCCGAAAAAGTGCGGCAAGAGGCGCAATTTGGGAAAAATTCTACTCATGTAGATGAAGATGGTGAAATAGTGGGTGAACCAAATGCTTCAGATTATATGTTTTATGTGATTCCAGATTATAGTAGTAAAGAATATGAAGCTGAAGTCATTCGACTTGCTTTTAATATGCTTGAAGATTATAACCTTCCAAAAGGTACTAAATACGTAGTACTTGAAACTGAAGGTTAAGTTAATGCCCTTTTCGTATATTAGATTGATTATACTTGCCTTGTAAGCATGGGAGAACGGAGCGTAACCGTTAAAGGGCTTTAAAAATTTATTTGACGTAGTGAGCTATATAGCTTATAATTAATATATATAATTTGAAAATGATGACCATTCGTATATAGGTTGATTACGCGCCTCTTATAAGGGTGAAAGCTGGGATCGTTACCCAGATGGTCTACTTGGGGAGCTTTAATTTAGCTAATTAAAGAGATAATATTTATAATAGCCTGTTATATTATAAATAAGCCAAAATTTTAATCTAACAGGAGATATTTTATGACATGCGGTATTTATAAAATTGAAAATAAATTAAATGGGAAAATTTATATAGGTCAATCTATTAATATTGAAAGAAGATGGAAAGATCATAGAAAAGCTATTAATAGTTGTGGTGAAGAATACAAATATCCATTGTATCAAGCTATTAGGAAAGATAAGCTTGAAAATTTTTCTTGGGATATTATAGAAGAATGTTCTAAAAATGAATTAGATGAAAAAGAAAAATTTTATATAAAAGAATACAATTCTTTTGTTCCATATGGTTATAATTTAACTTCTGGCGGACAAGATAATTTTATTCATCCAATGAAGTTGAATTATGATAAAGTTCAAGAAATTAAAAAAGCATTGAAAGAAACAAATGAAACAGGGTTATCTTTAGCTAATCGTTTTGGAGTTAGTAAAGATACTATTACTTCTATTAATATTGGTCGTTCTTGGTATGAAGAAAATATACAATATCCTATTAGGCCAATGAAATTTTTAATTTGTAAAAATTGTGGAAATAAAATTTCAAGTGGCAACAAAAGTGGATTATGTATAAAATGTTATAATAAATTATTAAATCAAAATAAAATTGAAGCTCAAATTGAAAAAGAAAATCAGCAAATAGCTAGAAAAGAATTAAAACAAAAAAATAAAAAAGAACCAAAAATCAGTAAAAAATATACAATTACTAGAGATGAATTAAAAAATTTAATAAGAACATTACCATTTACTCAAATTGGAAAACAGTTTGAAGTAAGTGATAATGCAATTCGTAAATGGTGTGATAAATATAATTTGCCACGTCGAAAACAAGATATTAATCAAATTTCAGATGAAGAATGGGAAAAAATTTAATTTTATATAAAATTTTATTGACGCGTTTTAGAATTTAGTATAAAATTAAATAGATACTTACAGCAATTATAAAGCGTTTATTTCGGGGATAAAAGTGCATAAAGTATCTAGAAAGGTATATTATGAATTTTTTTACTAAACTTGAAGAGCAAATGAATAAGTCTAAGATGAATGAAAAATCAAGGACTGAAAATGGTGCGTTGGCTTACTCTAATGCTGGTTCGGCATTTCTAGATTTTAATTTTCATATTACAGCTTTTCGTAATGGAGAAGAAAAAGATATTAGAAATGCTTTTGCAGAATGCTATAATGAAGATAGATTATTAGCAATTAAATATTTATTCTACATTGGTGATATTAGAGGAGAAGCTTCTCTTGGAGAAAGACGTATTTTTCGTATTTGTCTTAAATGGCTTGCCGAAAAACATCCTGATGAAGTTATGAAAGTATTACACCTTATTTCAGAATATAATCGTTGGGATAGTTTGGTATATATGGCTAATCCGGAGTATATTTATAATAAACAAGTACGGGAAAAAGCTTTAGATATTATTTATGATCAACTTTATGATGATATTAGAGATAGAGAAGAAAATAAACCTATTAGCTTATTGGCCAAATGGCTACCTTCTGAAAATGCTTCTTCTAAATCAACTAAAGCTATGGCGAAATATATTCAAACCAATTGGCATTTTACTCCAAGAATGTATAGAAAGGTATTGAGTAATCTTAGGGCTTATCTTGATGTAGTTGAATGTAAAATGTCAGCTAATAATTGGGATGAAGTTAATTATGAAACTGTACCCAGTAAGGCTAATTTGAATTATAATGCAGCTTTTCTTAAACATGATGAAAAAAGAAGAAGAAAATTTCTTAGTAAGGTAAGTAAAGGTGAAAGTAAAATTAATGCAAAAACTTTAATGCCTTATGAAATTGTACATAAATATGGTGTACGAGTTCCTCGATATTTTACTGGTGTTGAATATAATGAATATAATGAAAGTTTAGAATTACTTTGGAAGGCTTTGCCGCAATATGCTCTTAATAATGTACTTGTAGTACGAGATGGTTCTGGTAGTATGACTTGCGGTTGTGGTAAAGTGTGTCCTTTGGATGTTGCAACTGCATTAGCTATTTATGCTGCGGAACAGAATAAAGGGGTATGGAAAAATAAATTTATTACTTTTTCAAACCGTCCAAAATTTATTGATTTATCAGATTGTTCCACTTTGCTTGATAAGTTAGAAAAAACTTATCGAGAAGATGAGTGTAGTAATACTGATATATTTGCCACTATGAAACTTATTCTTGATGTAGCAGTTAAGAATCATTGTAAACAAGAAGAAATTCCTCCTGTGCTCATTTTATCTGATATGCAATTTGATGGTAGATGGTTTAATTTTTCCGATACTCTTTTTGAAAGTATTGGGAAAATGTATGCTAATTATGGATATTCATTACCTAAAATTATTTTTTGGAATCTTTCAGAAAATTATAATAAAACTGTACCACTTCAGCAGAATGAGCTTGGATTAATTCTTATTAGTGGTTTTAATGCTAACTTGTTTAACATGGTAATGAGTAATGAAATTGATCCATATGAAGCATTGGTAAAGGTATTAAATAGTAATAGATATAAGCCTGTAGAAAAGGCTTTACAGGCATAATAATAATTAGGTACAAACAGCAATTTTAAAGCTAGTCATTTGAAAATAGTTTTAGTACCTAGTATGGAACCTCCTTTCTTATAAATTAAGGCACAAACAGCAATATTATTTTAAGCGAGTTTTAGGAAAAAGTTTATTTGTGCCTTGTTACGTACTATTATAAAGCGCGAACAGCAATTATACTTTATTTTGTTGGGTTAAGGCAGACGTAAGTATGTGCGCTTTGTTACTATAAAGGTTATTATGAAGAAGATATATATAATTTTGTTTACTGTATTATGTATTATTTGTATATATTCAGCAGTATATGCTAATAAAGAAATTTATGTAAGCGTATTAAGTAAGGATATATTAGAAATACAAGATGATTATTTAAATAATAAAGATTATAGTTATAAATATGAAAAATTTAAGAGAGATTTATCTTTATATGAAAAATATTTATTACAAAATAGTCAATATGATATTCTTCTTCAAGATGTAAATAAATATGTAGAAGAAGCCTTATGCGGCAATTCTACTTTATATAACTTGAATATGGCTTTAAATTTTATTAAATGGACATATGAATTATCAGCTAATAGATATGCTGGTATTGAATAATATTAGACAATATTTTAGTTATTAATAATTAAAGACACTTACAGCAAATATATTTTATAAGGAAAATGTTTATATCAAAAGTTCAAATCTTTTATCTTGATAATGCAAGATTCGCCTAGTGGTAAGGCAAAATATTTTATAGTGTCTTGTTATGTATATTTTGGGATGGGGTCAGACGGTTTACGATGCATGACTTTGAATCATGAGTACCCTTTTCGACTAAGGGCATCCCAGCTATATTATATACTAAGTAAAGGGTATATAATAAATTTATATTGTAAGGTAGGAATTACAAATGAAATTTTATAGTGAAAAACTTGATAAACTTTTTGAAGATGAAAAATCGCTTACAAAAGCGGAAAATGAATATGATGTTCGTATAGCTGCTGAAAAAGCTCATGCAGAACAACTTGCTAAAACTCGAAAAGAACGAGCAAAAGCTATAGAAAATAGTTATAAGAAAGTTGTTGAAGCTCGTAAAGAATATAAAAAATTAGTAGATGAATTTACTAATGACTATGGTAGTTTCCATATGAGTATAAAGAGTGATAATCTTTCAGATATGGATTTATTTGATTTATTCAAGTATGCTTTTAGTTGGTAATATTCTTTAAAAATTTATTTGAGTTATAAGTAAATTTATTATACAATTAATTTATAATAAAAAGGAGAAATCCTTATCGCCGACCAATTATTTCGGTTCCCGTTACCCGCACCGTGTATTGAATAGCGGTTAGTAAGAACAATGTGGAATTGGCACAAAAGACTTACCGCAGTCAAAACAGGATTTTTATTATTTTTTCTGATGGCAGAGACTGACGTTAGCAAAAACAGGCAGAGAAAAAATAATTTTTTTTTGTTTTAGTATAGGAGTATATATGAGTAGATCTTATAAACATACTTGTTATTCAGGTGATACCAAAACAAAATGGGCAAAACGGCAAGCGAATAAATTTGTTCGTAGTAAATTAAATAGATGGAATATACAAGACGAAATTAGTCCTGCTTGGTATAAGAAAATTAGTGAATCTTGGAATATTTGTGATTATTATACTATTACCACATGGAAAGAACATTTACTCTATAGGAAACAAGTATTGAATAGAGGTGGAAAACCTTGGGGTATAGTTCTTTTTGAAGATGGCGATTTTGATATTGAAGAAGAATGGAACCTTTTTCAAAAATGGTATATTAGAAAATAAATTTAGTCTTTAACTTAGATTTGTAATTTTGTAATAATAATAGGAATTTCCTTGACAAAATAGAAATATTGAATTATAATTATTATATAATTAAAAAAGAACGAGGAAATATGGAAAAAATTTATAAATTTACAATAAAAGATATTGAAGATATAGTTACTAGATGGACTTATGCTGACAAAGAAGAAATGACTTTTCATTGGAATTTTGAAATTAATGAACCAAAACCTATTAATGAACATACGGTGCTTGTGGCAGAACAAAAAGATGCTGTGATACCGAGAATTATTGTGTATGGAAATAATAATGAGTAATATAAATGAGTTTATATAAATTAAATAGACTTATAGAAGATTATCTAATCATTGGATATATAATAGATCATGTGAATATTATTCAACAAGGCCAAAGTGAACATACTACTATTGTGGAAGTATTTTATAAACAATTTTGTAATGAGATTAGGAATTTTCTTGACAAAACAGAAATATTGTAGTAAAATTAATATATAATTAAAAATGGAGAGTAAACAATGAGATTGTGGAGTAAACAACTTATTTCTGTTTTGCCGCGAGAACAATTAGTTTCGCAGTGGAGGGAGCTATCTGCGTGTGCAGGTAATATAAAGTTAAAAGGAACTCCAAATCATATTCTTGTAAATAAGATTATGGATTATCCACTTGATCACTTTATTTCATATGCTTATTATATTCGTCAAGAAATGACTAATCGTGGTTATAAAACTATGGATTCTGTATGGAATAAGATTGTAGGATTAAAACCAGATTGGGAGTTAATCCCAGTGGGTGACATATATCCAAAATGGATGACACCAGAATATGTAACAATTTGTTATTGGAATTTAAAAGAAAAATATTTGTGTGGTGGAATATCTGAAGAAGAATGGAATAAAATTGCTGAATATATGTCTACTTTTCTTCCTCTTGCAATATTGTAATAAAAATTGAAATTTACTTGACTTTTTAAAAATTTAGTATATAATTAATATATAATTAAAAATAAACCCGATTAGCTCAGTTGGTAAGAGCGTATCTCTTACAAAGATAAGGTCAGTGATCCGAGTTCACTATCGGGTACTATGCGGCTATAGTGTAATTGGTAAACACACTACACTGTCAATGTAGAGAGTACGGATTCGAATTCCGTTAGTCGCGCTATAGTTTATTTTTGGTAAGAAATAGTTTAAAAATAAATTAAAATAAGAAAAATTTAAACTAAAATTTTATTGACTTTATGTGAAATTTAACATATAATTAATGTATAATTAAAATGGAGCTTTGGTGGAACAGAAGACACGATAGTTTCAAAAACTATTCCTGAGAAAGGGTAAAGGTGCAAATCCTTTAAGCTCTACTTCCTCGATTGGCGGAATTGGCATACGCACTGCACCAAGGATGCAGTTTACTATAGGTTCGACTCCTATATTGAGGACTTTGTAATAAATCAAAGAAAATTTCTTGACAAAAGAGAAAATTTGATATATAATTATTATATAATTAAAAATAAGGTGCAACGACAGACTGCGGAAGCCAATTTGATAGTGGCGAGTTCGTATAACGCTGTTGTTAAATGGAGTTTGATGAACAGCCTTTGTATAAGCTCTTCTGGTGGAACGGCATACACGTCTGACTTAAAATCAGATGCCGAGAAGGCGTCCGAGTTCAAATCTCGGGAGGAGCACTTGCGGAGTACAGTTTCAGTAAACTGAGTAGGCTCATAACCTATTTTAAGTCGTGGCAGCAACGGCCTTCGCTACTATGGACCTATAAGTCTAGTTTACTAGCATGGTGCATGTACCAAATAATATAATAATGATAGCAAAAAATTATTTGGTAATCTTGGTTTTAGATGTAGTAGTAACAAGGTATAGATTAAAAATAAACTACACAAACTTCGGTAGTAGCCAGTTGATTGCCCGAAGAATAAAAATAATGTGGAAACTGGTAAGCTGTAAAGTCAGCCCGCATTCTATCCTGTGGTTTTGTCTGTAATAGACACGTGTGGAACAACGTTAGAGTTACCTGAGGAATGAGACCTCCGTAATCTTTACGATAGTAAGAGGTAGGTGGGTAGTGGTTAGAGTAAACTTGTGAGTAATGTTGGAAACTCACCCTTGGAAATGGTGATATCCGGACTTTGTGAGCTGTCCTAAAATGCTCTGGGGCCGAATGGCGACTGGATAAGAACAGTATAAACTCTTATGAGCGAACTATAACACTAATCGCTATATTAAATAGGTGTTAAAGTCTGTAAACAAGTGAAGAATGGTTGCAAACAGGAGTAGCTTGCAGATAAAGCGTGTAGTTATAGTAACAACCTATAGTTATAAAGGTATTGAAAGAAAGTTGTTCTTTTTCAATATTAGTGGGTTAGGCGCTGAGCCGCACCTATTTCCTATGGCTAGTTACCATTGAGTATGTCGTAGAGCAACGGATGAGTAGGAAATTAGTAGCTCATATTTATAATAAATAACTGAGGGGAAGCCTAACACATTGGGGCACAATCGAAAAGTTTATGCAGTAAAGCCCAACACTAAGCATAAAGGTGAAAAATCTCTGTAGCGACGGTTAGAGAGTGTGTGGAAAGTAGGTTATTTATATGAATTATGGATAGCTTCCATAACCTAAAAGGTGACTGCTAGCACCTTAACTCCGCTAGCAGAATTATCTTAGTAGTTTAGTAGAAAACATTCCTTTTCAGAAGGTAATTACTGTGGTGCAATTCCACAGCTAAGATTTAATATGGTGTTCATCCTTTATTAAGACTGTTATAGGATGAACACCTACACCCGCCAGTATAGTTTTATAATTATAAAACTTTCTCTTCCAATTGATTGAGAATTCAGTATGAGCTTTCTTTTTTCCGTAGAATAGGATTAGTAATATAAAATATTAATCCTAACTTCGTGGACTGGTGTAATTAGTAACATACCTGCATTGGAAGCAGGAGATTTCTGGGCGCGCATCCCAGGTCCGCGACTAAAATAAATTTGACCTTGAATCAAATTTAGTATAAAATTAATACATAATTAAAAATAAAAAGCTTAATAAAGCTGGTTAGTAGCAACCAGATGTGCAACAGCAACGCAATGCTGTCTGGAAATAGTGGAGGTTGTGCGGCACAAGTTAAGGATACTTTATTTGTGTTACATTTGTTTAGTGAGAACGAAAACAACAATGCGGAAACCGCAAAGAACAAGCTATTGTGCATTTTACATCGCTTATAATAGAACAGAACTTCTCGCTGCAAAAATATGACGCCTCAGTGAGGAATAAATCCTAGTTAGGTATCGAGCTGGTAACTTGGACAAACCTAGGAAATACCAATAATGCAGTTGCCGTCGAGATATTCTCGAAAGAGAACTATGAGAGAAGTAGCTGGTACGAGTAGCCAAACATGACGGATTATACAAGTTAAAATTAAGGCTAATGACCTTTATGCCATTTATATAATATGTGAATGACTGGTGAAAGTTGTAGGTAATCAATCCTATATAGGCTTTGTTTGGGAACAAAAAGTTATTGGGTCGCTCCCTTTAGCTCACGTTGTTCTTCCTATTGTCTGAATATATGAGAAGATGATAAGATGTGTCTCGAAGGAGAGCTATTCAATTGGCTTTATTAAGCTTTTTATTGTATATAGAAAGTGTAGGTAATCTATGACCGAAGCAGAAAGAAAAGAAATACAAGAAATTAAGTATAGACTTGATATGGAAGAACAACTGGCTAGAGATTTTTGGTTTATGAATATAGAGAAGCCTGATCCATGGAATCCAGAATTTAGTTGGTATGAGAATTGTTTCCCAATGGAATGGAACAATGGATGGCTTAGACCCTTCTATAATCTATGTCGAGATCTTCTTCTCGAAGTTAAAAGCGATTTCAGGTGGACACAACTTAAAGAGAAGTGGGGAATGGCTTGTTGTTACTATGATGGAGGTATTACTCCATACGGCGAAGAACTTATTCATGAGTTTGAACATGAGACCAAAGAAATTTGTGAGGTGTGCGGCGAAACTGGTGTTATGAGAACTGATGGATGGTATAAGGTTCTTTGTGATAAATGTTATGAAGAAATAAACAAGAGGTAAATATGGTACAGAAAACTGAAGAATATAAAAATGTAGAATTTTTTATTAAACAGTACGTTAATCATGGCCTTGAAGGTCTTGCGGCATTTCGCGGTATTCTTGAATATGCTTTGTGTGTAGATGATATTGATTATGATCAGTCCAAGCAGTTGCTCGATGACTTTGTCGGCAGAATGCTTGTGCCTGAAGATTATGAAGAATAAGTAGTGCCCGTTAATTCGGGTTATTTTTGTTTATAGGGGAATTTGTTATTTTGAAAGATATTGTATTATTTTCAAGTGATTGCCCTAAGTGTAAGGTGTTAAAGCAAAAACTTGATAACAAAAAAATTAAATATGAAGTAAGTGAAGACTTCGATGAACTTATTACACAAAATTTACAAACTGTACCAGTGTTAAAAGTAAATGGTGAATATTATCAATTTGGTGAAGCTATTAAGGTGGTGAACGAATTATGAAGATTAATATTAAACTTGACCCTGATTTTTCCTATGAGTTCACTAAATTGAAAGCTAAATATGGAGAAGATATTGCTAAACTTAATGGATTGGCTGATTCTCAATTAGATTATACAGATTTTATTGATAATTTTATTGATACCAAAGTTGTTGCAGACGCTAGTGTAGATGCTAATGCTAATGTTACTCAAAAATCTGTAGTTACCCTTTTAAATGAAATGGGTAAACCACATCAAAAACTTTTATCATTTAATAAAATTTTTTATGAGTTAAAGAAAAAATATGGATTGGAAGTAGCCAAGCAATGGCTTGAAGATGAATGGATTGGTAGAACCTATTTACATGATTCTCATCATGCATCTTTTCTTCATTATTGTTGGGCTTCTAGTCTGCAAGACTTAGCGGAGAAAGGATTATTTTTTATTGATAATTTCAATGCTGAGCCTCCAAGGCATTTAGGTACTTTTGTTGATTTTGTTAAAGAATTTATTAGTTTCTGTGCTAATTCTAGTAGCGGTGGACGATTGCGCCGCTTTGTTTCTTATCCTCTTATCAGAGGGGTTACTTATTAGTAGCTAACGGGGAAGATATTATGGAAAATATTAATCCCGTGGAAAAGATTAAAAAGGACATTTATATAATTAAAAATGATATTAATGATAAAGTTTATATTGGACAATCATTAAATACAGAAGAAAGATTTAAAAATCATTGTAAGAAAAATTTTGAAAATTCTTTAATTGATATAGCTATTCAAAAATATGGAAAAGAACATTTTTGGTATGAAATTATAGAATCTCAAATAGAAAATTATAATGATAGAGAAAAATATTGGATAGAATTTTATAATAGTAAAACTCCAAATGGATATAATATTTTAAATGGCGGAAATGAACCTCCAATTTTTTATGGAAATGAACATCCTAATACTAAAATTTCAGATGAAAATGTAATATTATTAAAGAATGATTTAAAAAATACAACTATTTCTCTTCAAGAATTAGCTAATAAATATAAAATTTCTAAAAAGCAAGTATTAAGAATTAATCAAGGTCTTAGTAGAAGTAAATTGGATGAAGAATATCCAATTAGAAAAAATCCAAATATTAATGGAAAACTAACAGAAGAAGATGTAGATAATATTATTGAGCTTTTAAAATATACTTATCGTTTTAATGGCAATATCGCGAAAGAATTTGGGGTTAATTCTGATACTATTAATAAAATTAATAAAGGTGAATCTCATCATAGAGAAAATATTCAATATCCAATTAGAAAATGGAAAAGTTGTGGGGTAACTTTATTTACTTATGAACAAGTAACTGAAATTATAGGATTACTAAAAAATAGTAATTTAAGTATTAATTCAATTGCTAAACAATATAAAGTTGATTTTGGTGCTATTCAAGGTATTAATAGAGGTACCCACAAAAAATATTATAGAGAAAATGTTCAATATCCAATTCGTCCTTTTTAATTATTCTGTAACGACTATCTTCGTTAAGAAGAGTACATTATCTATTGATACGATAATGGAAAGAGAAACATCACTATATAAAGATAGTGAGAAAATTTAGTCTAATTATTATAGAAATATAATATTGGCCGATGGCAGTCGGCCTACCTGATTTATTAGTATATATGTATTATTTTTGGGATAGAGATATTCAAAAACAATATTATACTGAAACACCAGAAAAATATGCCAAACAAAATATCCAACGCCTAATTTATGCTTTAAATCAGCCATTCTTAAGAGGTAATATTCAATCGGCCTTTACCAATACTTCAATTTTTGATCATCCATATCTCGAAGCTTTATTTGGTGGAATGCAATTTCCAGATGGAGCTTATATGATTGATGAAATTGAAGGTATTATGAAATTTCAGAAATTGTTTATTAAAACAATGCATGAAATTAGAGAAAAAAATATGATGACATATCCAGTAAATACGATTTCTCTACTTAAAGATAAAGAGGGCAATTTTGTAGATAAAGAATTTGCTGAATGGGCTTGTAGAGAAAACATGAAATGGTGTGACTCAAACTTTTTTATAGATGATTCTGTTACATCTTTAAGTTCATGTTGTCGTTTATCTAATAATGTGAAAGATTTATATATGAACTCTATTGGTGGAACAGCACTTAAAGTTGGTAGTGAAAAAGTAAATACAATTAATTTAGCAAGAATTGCTTATGAATCTTCTAATAAAGAAGAGTATTTTAATATTTTAAAAACTAGAACTTTATTATGTTTAGAAACTCTTGATGTAATTAGACATATTGTGCAAAGAAATATCGAAAAAGGTCTAATGAAAAATTTTGAAGCTGGTATTGTAGACATGGATAAACTTTATTCTACAATAGGTATTTTAGGTATCTATGAAACCTTAGATAAATTTGATTATGTAACAAAAGATAAATTTGGATATATCGAATATACAGAAGATGGTTTGCAATTTGCTGAAAATATTTTGAAAGTAATTCATGAAGTAAAAGATGACTTTAAGAAAAATCATAACTATATGATAAATATAGAAGCAGTGCCAGCAGAATCGGCGGCTGCAAAGCTTATGAAAAAAGATAAATATTTTTACCCTAATGAAAAGTACGAACTTCCTCTTTATGCTAATCAATGGATTCCATTGGGCGTAAGAACTAGTATAAATAATAAAATTAAAATTAGTGCTAGAATAGATGAAGCTTGTACAGGCGGTTCAATTAGTCATATAAATTTAGATTCACCTTTTCAAAATTTTGAAGTTGCCTGGGATTTACTTTGCAATCTTTCTAAACAAGGAGTAAAATATTTTGCTTTTTGCACTCGCATTAGCGCTTGTAAACATAATCATGGATTCTATGGAGAAATTTGTCCAGTATGCGGGTCGCCAAAAGAAACTACATATCAACGTGTGGTTGGGTTTCTTACACCTGTAAGATCTTATAGTAAAGAACGTAAAGAAGAATTTTATAAACGAGATTGGATGAAAGTAGAATAAAATGTTACTTGTAAATCTTATACAAGAAGATTTTACTAATTATAAAAAGCCAAGTTTATTTCTTGGCTTTCCTAATTGCACTGGGAAATGTAATATTTTAAATAAACGAATTGTTTGTCAGAATGAAGTTCTTCATAAAAGTAAAAAAATAGAAATATCAAATAGTGAAATTATACAAATGTATCTAAATAATCCATTAACAAAAGCAGTTGTATGTGGTGGATTAGAACCATTTGATAGTCCTATAGAACTTTGTTTATTTATAGAAGAATTTCGTGCAGTTTGTGATGATGACATTGTAATTTATACTGGATATAATAAACAAGAATGGCAATCTCAATTAGTTTTAAATAATTTAAAAAAATATAAGAATATTATAGTAAAATTTGGAAGATATATTCCAGATGATACTTCTCATTATGATGAAGTATTAGGGGTAAATTTAATTTCAAGTAATCAATATGCCGAAAGAATATCATGAATTATTTTTGGATATTTATAATATTTCTTATCATAGGAACAATTATAACTAGTGCTTTGGCTTGGTTTGGTTATCTATGGTATCATGAATTGTAATTAACATAATTAAGGATATAAAAATAAATATGAATTGTTTTGATGTGTATCGTGTTTTAGAAGCTAGTTTAGAAACTTATTTGGATTCTATTGCAATGATAGAAGACCCTACCGATGAAGAACGTAAAAATTATGAAGACTTAAATGACTGGATGCCAGCTAAACCAGATGAAAATTTGGTTAAAATTTTGAAAAGTCTTAGCTTTAATACGGAGCAGAATGAGCAAGAAAAATAAACAAGATTATAATCTTAAAGATTATATTTGGGAAGAAGAAGAATTTTCTTTTCAACCCAAAATAAATAGACATAAAAAATTTCTTCATGCGAAAAAACGTCAGCTTGAGAAAGAAAAATATGCTGATAATAAAAAAGTTTGGACAGATTCTATTTATAATGATGAATATAATAGGACAATGGCTAAGCGTGAAGACGCCGAAAGGCGTATTGCCTATGAGGATTATGATTTAGAAGATGATGATGACTTCGTAAGATATAGAATAAAATAAAAATAGGTGTGCTTGTGCGGCACACCTATTTTACTATATACTAGAAAAACTTCGTGTATATTTATAATGATTTTCTTGACTTTTATAGAAACATAGCTTAAAATTATTATATAAAATAAAAAATTAGAAAGGTGCATGGTATATGAAAAGTGCAACTCAAAAGAGAAAATTGCTTACTAAGAAACAACAAGAATTTGAAAAATTTGTTGGCGAAAAAGTTATGCCCTTGCTCGCCTTACGAAACTATAATTTTGATATGATTAATCCACCTCTTTATATGGACGAATGGACTGGAAAAAATATTTTAATTACTATTCCATATGGTGAAAAAATGGAGCCGTGGCTTACCAGAGCAATTAGTGAATGTTATGCTTATACAGATAAGACTATTGTAGTTGTTATGGGAGCTAAAATTAATACTAATGCATGGCATAAATTTGTTTTTCCTATTGCAGAAGAAATTTCTTTTGTTCGCAAAGGAAAACGGCCGACAGCCTTCGTAGTATATAAAAATGGTTTACGGAATCATGCTTTTACAAATGAAGAAGATAGTAATATTTTTAGTACGGCTACATATGTAAGTAATGAAAAATATGACTTTACAGATTTGTATAATTGGGATGAAGAAGTAGAAAGTGAAGAAGATGCAGAATAAATTTATTGAAACAGTATTATCTATTCCTAGTGAAGAAGAAAGTACGGCTAAAGCTTTAATTAATATAAATCATATTTGTTTTCTTGAAGAAGACAAAAAAGATAAAACTACTTGGATTATTACAGATGGTAGTAAATATCATGATATTCTACATTCATTAGAATGTTATCAAGCTTTTAGGAGTCAAATTTTAGAGATTGGTGAAGAATGAATATTATTATTGCAGCTATTATTATTAGTATTTGTTTATCTATTGGTAGTCTTTTAATTAGTGATTCATTAGATAAAATAAACAAAACTTTAGATTATATTGATGGTAGGCTTGCAGGATGTCAATATGCTTTACAATCATTAGCGGCTAATTCTCATAAAGAATAACAATTTTTTTGATTTTATACAAAAATAGTATATAATTATTGTATAAATAAAAAAAAGGAGTTTAAAATGACAGATTTAAAAATCTTTGCAAAAACAATTGAGCAAGAAGCTATTGAACAAATTTATGACATTACTTTGCAGGAGTCATTTTTAAACTCCAAAATTCGTATCATGCCTGATACTCATGCGGGTAAAGGATGTGTAATAGGTTTTACTGGAACTTATTCAGATAAAATTATTCCTTCATTAGTAGGGGTAGATTTATCATGCGGAATGTTTTGTGTAAATTTAGGGAAAGTTGATATTGATTTAGAAATTTTAGATAGAATTATTAATGAACAATTTGCATTAGGAAAAGGTCAAGCTCGTAGTGAAGTTTATGAAGATTTTGATTTTTCTCAATTAAAAATGTATAATCATTTAAAGCAAGAAGATTATTTACTTAAATCAATTGGTACTTTGGGTTCCGGCAATCATTTCTTGGAATTAAATAAAGATTCACAAAATAATGTATATTTAGTTGTCCATTCAGGTTCTCGTAATCTTGGAGTACAAGTAGCTAATTATTATCAACAATTAGCAATTCTTAATGTACACAAACAACAGGCTCAGCTTCATGAAGCTAAACAACAGCTTATTAAGTCTCTTAAGAACCAAGGTCGGCAGAAAGAAATTCAACAAGCATTACAAGAACTTGAAAAGGAATATTCTAAAGAAGTAAATACAAATATTCCTAATGATTTATGTTGGCTTGATGGACAAGACATGCAAGATTATTTACATGATATAGAAATTTGTAAAGAGTATGCTAATCTTAATCGCTGGTCAATTGTATCTATTATTCTAAATGAGTATTTCAATGAGACTGGGAAACTTTTGAAAGTAAAAGATTCTTTTACTACTTTACATAATTATGTAGATGTAGAGCATGGAATTATTCGTAAAGGTGCTATTTCGGCATATAAAGGAGAAAAACTACTTATTCCTTTGAATATGCGTGATGGTTCTATTATCGCTATTGGTAAAGGTAATGAAGAATGGAATTGTTCGGCTCCTCATGGTGCAGGACGTAAGATGTCTCGTTCTAAAGCTAAAGAAATTTTAAATATAGAAGATTATCAAAAATCTATGAAAGATGTTTATACTACTTCGGTAGTATTAGAAACATTAGATGAAGCTCCAATGGCTTATAAGTCATCTGAGGAAATTCTTGATTTAATAAAAGACACTGTTGATATTATTGAAGTAATTAAGCCTATCTATAATTTTAAAAATAAGGAATAGTTATGATTGAATTATGTCATGGTAATATTTTTAAATCTACCGCTGATGTATTTGTAAATCCTGTTAATTGTGTAGGAGTAATGGGCAAAGGATTGGCTTTACAATTTAAGAATAAATTTCCTTTTATGTACAAAAAGTATCAAGCTCTTTGTTCTAATAAAGAATTATTTGTTGGTAAACCTTATTTAATTTATAATGGAAATAAAGAACATTCTGTGCTTTTATTTCCTACTAAAAAACATTGGAAAGAAAATAGTAAAATTGAATATATTGAAGAAGGTTTAGATTTCTTTATTGAAAGAATGAATGATAATTGGAGTTTTATAATTTCTTCTATTGCTTTTCCTATGCTTGGATGCGGCAATGGCGGATTAAATAGAGAAGAAGTGTTGGATATAATGACTAATAAACTTAGTCAATTAGATAATATTAAGATAGAAATATATGAATGAAATATATTCCTATACAGAAAGAAAATGATATAGAAAAGAATAAAAGGAGCAAAATGAGTATTCCGCCAGAATTAATTGAACCAATAAAATTTTTAATTAAATGTATAGGAATAGCTATTATTATTTGGGCATTATCACATGACAGATAGGATATATAATAAATGAAAATGTTTGATGAAGCAACAAAGATACTAAGGTGCGAATTGAAATGGAAGTGATGAGCGAAATTCTAGTTGTACTTATCTTAGGTTTACTTTTACTTTTTTTATTGGGCGTGATTATTGTGTTTTCTATCGCTTCCATTCCTGAAATTCTCGATGTAATTACAGATGCAAAGGAAGCAATTGATAAATATAAACGAGGTGTCCATGAATAATCTTATCTATAAAGACAAAGTAATCGAAGTTATCTCTAAGCTACCAGTCAAAGTTGATAATTTAGGATATACGTGGATGATAGCTGGTGATGTATTAAAGCAAATTGACGATATACCTTCCGCAGAGCCAGAATGTAAGAAGGGCGAGTGGATAAAAGAAGACCTGAGCGGTTATCTTACTCCTGGTGGAAATAGTATATATCATTGCTCAGAATGTGGCCATAGGGAAGGGCCTTGGCCACACCCAAGATTGACTAACTTCTGTCCGAATTGTGGCGTAGACATGAGAGGTGAATGACTATGAGCGACTTAATCAGCAGACAAGCGGCGTTGGATACACTGAAAGGTTTTAATGTTATTGATATAATTTCGTATGAGCATGGAGTAATATATGTGCAAGCAGTAATAAATGCAATCTATGATCGTCTTAATAAATTGCCATCCGCAGAATCAGAGCGGATAGCAAAAGTAATTGAGCATGATGCAAGTGTTACTGATACAGATGGTTATAAGTATCATCGGTCTGAATACCTTTGTGGTGCTTGCAAGAAAAGGGTAATCGGTGGTGATGAGTATTGTTCACATTGTGGCGCTAGATTGAAGTGGAATCATGAGTGACCTTATCAGACGAGAAGACGTAGTTGAAGCATTGTATCAAGCAATACGGACAACTCTGCCAGGCACTTTTACAGATTCAATGTCTTTAGCAATAGCGATGGCAAATAATTTACCATCCGCAGAACTAGAGCGAACAGCAAAGGTGCTACGCCATGAAACGAAAAAGGGCTTGTATTTTTGCTGTAGTAATTGTTGGAATCCCGTCCATTCTGAAGGCAAATATTGCTATAATTGTGGCACGAAGTTGAATTGGGGTGAGTAATGAATAAAATAAAATTTACTTGGGATTGTCTGTGTATTGATGATACACATGTAAATTGTTACGTAGTATCCAAAGATGTCTGTAGTGAAAAAAATGCTGTGATTGGTTATATCGTAGACGAAGACCATCTGAATAATATACCTAATGTGGACATATATTACAAAGCAGAAATCAAAGAAGGTTGGTGTAAATATACAGTATGCAACTGCGATGGCGAACAAGTATATGGATATATTGTGGAAATCGGACAAGTAAAGCCGAATTATGGTAAAGGTTGGTTTCCTGTGTGGATTGTAAGAGAAGACGATATTTGCATGGAGGATGTGCAGTATGAGTGGTGATTTGATTCGGAGACGAGATGCGATTGATGTAATGTATCAGTTAGAAGCGAAAGATATTGAAACATATGGATGCTTCATTCCAGAAGGTTTTCATGCAAATCAAGCAGTAGAAGCATTAGAAGCCTTGCCGTCCGCAGAGCCAAAGCGGACGAAGGGTAGAAAATTTTTAGGAATTGTTGTCAACTATCCAAAGTTTTGCACCTACCCTGAGTATAAGGGTAAGCCGTATTATTCCATCAAATATGAAGAAAATGGCGATATGATTGTTGGATTCGGCACTTATAAGCCAGAGGTACTTTCTCAGTTTTTACGAGAGTATTTTATATCACCAGCAGAGCCAGAACGCAAAACGGGAAGGTGGGTATTATGGAATGGACCATGGAGCGAATATGCAAAGTGTACCGCCTGCGGCGAAATGTACGACCAAGACGATCTATACATTGGCGGAAATGATTATCCGAAATTCTGCCCGAACTGCGGAGCGGATATGCGAGGTAGTGATGAGTGATATATTTGCTGTTTTTGCTTTAGGAATTGTCGTAGGAATGGCAATTATTTGGCTTTATGTCCTGTTTATCAAGGTGCGTGAAGAGGATAAGCAATGGAAAGAAATTGTGAAGGATTGGAGAAAAGACGAATGAAAACGTTGGATGAAGTAATAAAAGTGTATGAGACGGGGATGTTTATTTCAGATAAATCCTTTGATGAGGCACTCCGTGAATTCAACTCCGATGCGCTCTACTACTTGAAGGAGCTACGTCATATTCTTGATAATACCGTTTGGGTAGAATCCACAAAAGAAGAAAATGGCTACTGGAAATTGCCGATGCTCCCCGAGACAGGGAATGATCCTCTCACTTGGGACGAACTCAAGCGGATGAGAGGAAAGTCTGTGTGGCTTGAGTATGACTGGAATAACATTCATTATAAGGGCTGGATATCACTGGACCACATGGAAGATATATTTATCATAGACGTGAAAGATGAATGGGCATTGTCTGAAGTGAACATGGATAAATGGAAAGCGTACCGAAAAGAGCGAAAATAACATTATCTTTATTTTAGAAAGAAATAAAAATGAATGAAATAAATATACAAGTAATTCCTTTTTTATTGCCTGCTATGACTTTTTGTCATACTATTGCCGACTATAACCTCCAAGGCATTCTTGCTAATTTTAAACAAGTAAAATGGTGGGAACAAAATTATCATACTGACAAAGATGAGCAAAACGCTGGAACGGCACTTAGGATTCATAGTGGCTCTTGGGCATTTATGATTATGTTACCTATTATGCTTTTTATGTTGATTACTAAAGAATATAATTTTAATTTCTATATTATCGCTTTAGGCATTAATAGTTTTATTCATAGTATTGTAGATGATGCAAAGTGTAATCAGGAAATAATAAATTATCATACAGATCAATATATTCATATGTTTCAAATAGCTTTTACTTGGTTAATATACTACATTATTATGATTTTTTAATAAGGAGTAATAATGAACATTCAATCTTTGTCTATTGTAGTACCTACTGGAAAATGTTGGAATCATTGTAAATTTTGTGTATCTCATATGCACCATGAAGATTATGGAAAAAATTTAAATTTTGATGAAAGTATCCCAGAATCATATATTAATCGTATGGAATATGTACGTGATGAAGGTACAAATTCAATGATTATAACTGGTACTGCTGAGCCGCAACAGAATTTGAATTTTATTTTTCAACTTCTTGAAGCTAATAAAAAATTACGAAAACCTTTCTATAATATTGGTATTCAAACAACAGGAACAAATCTTACTGAAACTACTATAAACTCTCTTGCTCAAGCTGGAGTTACTACATTAGCTTTATCAGTATCAGCTTTTAATGATAAGCAAAATTGGGATATTATTCAAGCGCCAGAAAAGGTACGAACAATGGGAATTTCTCAATTAGTTTCTACTGCTAAATCTTATGGAATGAATGTGCGGCTCTGCCTTAATCTTACAGATGCTTTTGATCATTATCATCCAAAAGAAATTTTTCATATTTGTAAAACTATTGGTGCCAGTGATATGGAAACAGGAGTAGAACAAATTACTTTTCGTAAGATTTATGCTGATGGCGCAGGCGAAGAAGCAACTTGGGTACAAAATCATTTATATGATAAAAATAAGTTTGAAGATATTAAAAAATATATCAAAAGATTCGGAACACCTATTGCAATATTACCATATGGATATGTACAATATTCAGTACATGGAATTAGTACAGTTATAGATGATAATTGTATGGCTAAAAATGAAATTGAATCATATAAGTATGCTATACTTAGACCTAATGGGAAATTATATTCTCGCTGGGACGATAGCGGTTCATTAATTTTTTAAAAGGAATTTTGTATTTTTATTAGGAATTTTCTTGACTTTATTAGAAATATAGCTTATAATTTATTTATAAATAAATAAAGGAGAAATAAAATGGAAAATAAAAAAATTCTTGTTGTGGTAGATATGCAAAATGATTTTTGTTCTGAAGGCGGTTCTCTTTCTAATTCAGACACAATTTCTGTAGTCTCTAATGTTGTAAATAAAATTAAGGAATATAAAGAACGTGGCGATATTGTATATGCTACACAAGATACTCACTATAATGATTATTTAAACACACAAGAAGGACAAAAATTACCAGTGCCGCATTGTATTAAATACACTTGGGGTTGGCAACTTAATGATAGAGTAAAAGAAGCTTTGGGTGATTCTGAAATTATTGAAAAATTTGGCTTTGGTTCTATGTCATTGGCTTATGAAATTGAAGTAGATAATATATTAGATAATGATTTTAAAATGGAAGTAGAATATATAGGTGTATGTACAGATATTTGTGTTATTTCTAATGTACTTATTCACAAAGCTGTTTCTAAAGAAACTATTGTAAAAGTAGATAGTTCTTGCTGTGCCGGCACTACTCCTGAAAAACATAATGCAGCATTTGAAGTTATGAAATCTTGTCAGGTTGAGGTATATTAGATGAAAAGTAAATGGCGTATGTATTTAAAGCATTCTATTGAAGAGTATTATAAAATTGTTAATTTTACAGCTGTTTTTGATTGGGATTATAATTCTCAAAAAATGATTCCTTCTTTTGAATGGGATTATGATATTAGTCCAGATTTAGAAAAGGAAATATGTATTTTAGGTATTACTTTTGATGATAGTAATACTCCATGTGAGTATACTGTATCAGATAAGGGTATGCCGCATAAAGTAGAAGGTTGGAAAGAGATTAATGATTTTCTTATAGAAAACGATTATGTTTATGAACCATTGCGGGCTGATTATAATGATGGTGGTTTTGATACATTAATTGAACTTGAAGATAATTTAAATAATTATTTAGATGAACAAATATCTGAATATATTTATTGTCTAATGAAAGATGAAATTGAAAAATATTTTGGATATAATTTTTAAAAAAATATAACAATCTTCTTGATTTTTTGTGAAATATAGTATATAATTATATTATAAATAAATAAAGGAAATAAATATGGTAAGATATGCAATAGTTCGGTATACAAAAGAAATTGTCGGTTATGTAGATGGCGAGAAAGAAGCAAAATCAACAGCACGTGTATTAGCTGATATTGATTATGATGATTGTGATGCGTGGTATAGCATAGAACCTGATCATGTTTACTAAGTAGAATTTTATGTAAAAAAGGAAAATAAAATGACTTTCTATAATCTCTATTATGAAGATACGCCAATTCTTGAAAATGCTTCTGAGAATGAACTTATTTCCTTTCTTGAAGATTTTGAAATTGATTATGGTTGGGAAATAGCTGAACCCGAAGATTATGTTTTCTTTTATAATCAACATTATCATTATGATAAATATAAGGTAGATGAAATTTTGTAATAAAATTAGAAACTTTCTTGATTTCTGAGAAATATAGCGTATAATTATTATATAAATAAAAAAAGGAGATAATATGAAAGATATTCTACATTTGCCTGCCGATTTGCCTGATCGTGGTCTTTATTTTAAAAGACTTAGTAAAGAATACAGTATGCCACTTGATATGATTTGGGCATTATATAATTCTGATATTACAGAAGAAGAATTTTATCAACATTTGGAAGAATGTGATAATAAAAATTGGTTTGGTTGGTCTGAGAATACTCGTAGTAGGAATAAGGCACAATATGGAGCAAGAAAATAATAAAATATATGGTTTATATGCTTGGAATAAATTTACCTGTGCTTTTGAAACAAAAGAAGAGGTAGAAAAATATTTGTGTAACTGTGGAAATATAGTATCATGCTATAACCCAAATGATGATAGTTGGACTACTTCTGGAGAATTTAGTATTTTACCGATAGATAGAGAATATGTAGATAAATTTAAACTTTATTTATATGAAAAAAATTGTAATAAAGAATAGAAATTTTCTTGACAAATAAGAAATATAGGTTATAATTAATATATAAATAAAAATAAAGAAAAGGAAGTAAAAATGATTGAATATATTGTGAATAAGGAAAAGCGCACTATTGTTGCTATGATTAAGTTTGATAATAATGAAGAAACTTTTAAAGATGCGGAATATATTTATGATGAACTTGAAGGGGCTTTGCGGCACCTTAAGCGTTATGAATATTCTTCTGAAAGATATTTATCAGGCTGTTTGAGGATGACTTTCCCTAGATATATGTCAGCAAAAGCTAAATGTAATCCTAAAGATGAATGGAATGAAGAGTATGGTAAACAGCTTGCGCGACAACGCTTGGTAGAAAAAATTAAGAAATATCGTAGTAATAGTTATAAAATTATTGCTGATTTGATTGAAGAAATGAGAGATTTTATTAATTAGATATTTTGTAATAAATAACAGAAATTTTCTTGACTTTATAGAAAAATAGTGTATAATTAATATATAATAAAAAATAAGGAGTGAATATGTTTAATCTGTTTTTTGGTAACAAACGTATTGGTGTTTTTCATTCAGTTACTTCATTTCACATGTACCTTATTGAACGCGGAATTCCGCATACTTTCACCAATGGTGAAATTGGTTTGTACGATGCTGATGGATATTGGTATTGTTAAGGAATTTTGTAATAAAGTTAAGAAAAATTCTTGATTATTGAGAAAAATAGTGTATAATTAATATATAATTAAAAAGGGGAGTAACCAAGGTGGTGGCACTGACTGCAAATCAGTTGCACGTGCGTTTCGAGTACGCCATTCCCCTCTTAGAAAATTAAAAAATCAGAATCTGATATATTTAATTTTGTAATAAAAAATAGAAATTTTCTTGACAAACAAGAAATTTATAGTATAATTATTATATAATTAAAAATAAAGAATATGAAGCGATAGTGTAGTTGGCGATCACGCGACGCTGTAAACGTCGTACATAAGAAACAACGCAGGTTCGATTCCTGCTCGCTTCACAGCCTAATAGGTACATTATATATCTCCTATTTGTTTATTTATAAATTGGTATAAGGTAAAGCCTTCTTGCACGATTGCAATTATCGTGGTACCATCTAAATATGTAGCGAAACCGTATCAGATTATCTCCTTTCCGTGATACATAACCCTTTGGTTTACTCAATGAGATTTAGAAAGGGTTGCCATATGGCATTATATGCTTTTGTAGTTTAATTAGTAAAACACAAGCCTTTTAAGCTTCGAGACTGTGGATGCAAATTCCACCAAAAGCACTAGTTAAAAATATTTTTAACCTTATTAAACTTAGTTTAAATTGGTTATAAAAATATATAATTTTTTTGGTTGAGTTCTCTCTTATAATATAGATAACAAAATATTTATATTATAGGAGAAAATTTAAAATGACTCAACCAAAAGATGTGATAAATTTTAGAAGAAGAATAAAAGAAGCTTTAGTTCAAGGATTTGGGAATAAATGTTTTTTGTGTGGAAAAGAATATCCAAATTATATATATGAATTTCATCATATAAATCCTTCCACAAAAAAATATAATTTATCTCATCCAGATACTCGTGCTAAATCAGCATATCCAGAAGAAGCCAAAAAATGCTGTATGGTATGTGCTAATTGTCATAGAGAAATTGAACATAGCGGAAAAGAATTTGAATTAAAATGTAATTTTAATGAACAAATTTATTATGATACTTTAGATAATTTAGTTGCTCCATTTAAAAAAGAAAGAGAAGAGCAACTTAAATTAAGAAAACAGCAGAAGGAACAATATGAAGCAAATAAACCAGATAGAATAAAATTAAAAGAATTGATTCGTAATAATTCTATAAGTGAAGTTGGAAGAATGTTTCAAGTTGCTCCTACTACTATATATAGATGGTGTAGAAAATTTAATTTACCAGATTCTAAGAAAAAAATAAATAATTATTCTGATGAAGAATGGGAATTAATATAATTCTCTTATGTGGGAGTTTGGTATAGCAGCTAGTGTACGAAATTGTTAATGCGGCTAGACGTGTTCGACTCACGTACTCCCCTCATTACCATGATAATGGGATTTGAATCGCATAAAAAATGTAGATAATGAACAAAATCATGGTAATAAATGGTGTGCTACAAGAGATGGAGTTCGATTCTCCTGCGGTCCCTTTAATTTGGGAACTGGTAGTGTATAGTGAGGTCAGCACAGTAGCTGCGCAACATCATATATAATAGCTTGCTTATTCATCCGGCAATAGAAATAAATGATGAAGGTTAATGCACCTAAGCATTATTGATATATCAAAGGTAAATAATTAGAATCGGTGATATATAAAATTACTAATTGGTTGCAAACAATTAGGAAAAGTGTACACTTTGTGGTTAGGCTAAAGGTAAGCTTGGAGATAGTTTCTCTAAATGTCATGTTCGATTCATGGCACCACGAATAACTTTGAATCAAAGTAAGGTAAAAATCTTTATTACTGCACACTATGCGGCGGGAAGTTATGGTACGGCTTCTGTTCTTCCAAAAGGCTTAGGAATAAAGAATATAGTATTTTATTGAGGGAGCTGGGGCAGCCAAAAGTCCAGAGAGATAAAATACAAAAAGTTTAGGGATCCTCAAGGTGCCGGCTTTAATACTTGAGTTTGCCTAAGATGTCGCCTGGACGACATGAGAAATGCCCAGTGGTTTGCCGATAACTGAAACGGAAGTAAATCTGAGTTGCTTTTGCGGAGTACGTTACAGTAATGTGTACTATAACCACAATAACACAAACCCAAACCGCAATTTTTGTAATCAATTTTGAAATTTTCTTGACTTTGTAGAAAAGTAGTGTATAATTATTATATAATTAAAAATAAAGAAATGCCTTGTTCATCTAGTGGAAGGATAATAGTTTTCCAAACTATTTGGGCGTGTTCGAATCACGTACAAGGCTTTAAAGTTGGGACCCGTAGGGAGTCCCAACTGGACCATTATAAGTGCATTGTTCCTCATGTCGTGAGACAGCGGGCAATTATAATAAATGTGGTTTTGCCCAATTGGTGTACAGATGCATATCGGTCTTCTAAACCGAAAGGAAAGAGTGCGACTCTCTTATTGGGTACTAAAAATTTTGTAATAAAGTTAAGGAATTTCCTTGACAAGTTAAGAAAAGTCGTCTATAATAAATGTATAATTAAAAATAAAAAATAAATAAGGAGATAAATTATGGCTTCCAAGTCTACCCCGTCTTATGTTGCTGGTACTACTCTTACTTCCACTGGTTTTCAGAAGGCTGTAAAAGATAGTGTTGTTCCCGTTGTGTTTGATATGGGGATTTCAAATATTGAATGTGTGCAGATTGATTCTTATAAGTGGATTTTGAAAACTACTGTTCAGGGTGTTCCGGCGTATGCTGAACTTTCTCTTACTGCTAAGAAACCTGATTTTGGTGAAGAGGAACTTACACTTCTTGAAACTAAGTATGCTGAAAAGGTAGAGAAAGCCAATGATAGAGAAGTAAGTCGTGCGGCAAAACGTGTTGAAAAAAGTAATTCAATTCCTCGCAATTTATCTGGTAATTTGGATGCTTCATCTGTTAATGAAAATGGAGAATATATTCCTTACGCAGAACGTTATGCAAATGATGATTTTTAAAATTTTGTAATGAAGTTAAGAAATTTTCTTGACAATAAAGAAAAATAATGTATAATTAATATATAATTAAAAATAAAAAAATGAGGTGAAAATTATGTCTATGTCTTCTACTGAAATGCTGAAAGCCGTTAAGGCTGCTGTTGTTCCTTCTCTGATGAAAGTTTCTGAAGATTTTGAAATTGTCCAGACTGATAATTATAAGTGGACTGTTGCGGTTGACATCAATGGCGAACGGCATTATGCTGACATTGCTCTTTCCGCTAAGAAACTTGATTTTGATGAATCCAATCTTTTTGCGGAAGTTGAACAGTTCCACGATAAGCAGGCTAAAGCCGCAGAACGTGAAGCTAAACAGGCAGAGAATAAAGCAAAGAAAGCTGCTAAGTCTGCCGAATAATTTTAGTGAAGTTGGGTAAGCCCAATTAAACAGGTGCAATTCCTGTTGCTTCAATTAGCCTATATGGTACAGGATATTATCTCCTTTCTTTATTGTTTAGGCTATGGAAAATCATAGCCATTATGTACATGTAGCTCAAGATTAGTAGAGCGTCTGTCTGAAGAACAGAAGGTAGTTGGAGCATCGCCAACCATGTACACTATATTAATATTTTACAATCTCCTTTAACAAATTTCTCATGCCGTGAGGTAGCGGGTTATGGGTTCTTGGTGAAATGGTATCACAATGCTCTCCAAAAGCATAATTATTCGTTCGAGTCGGGTAGGACCTGCTAAATAATAAAAATATCTGAATGGTTAGTCGCACTAACGAGAGTGGTCCCGTAAGGAAATGGAAGCTGAGTGAAGATTACACTTGTCAGCGCACGCCCTCGATGTAAGATCCGTCTGATATAAGCTTAATCAGCATACTTTTAATAGTGAAGGATTTGTTCTAATGTCAAACAAAGAGAAAGAATATTTGGACATTGTAGCTAATAAATTTATGGATAAAATTGATTATTTTGAAGGGCTACAGAGAGATGACTATAGCTGGATTATTGCTATTGATAAAGATGGAGAACGGCAATATATTCAAGTTGATTTTTCGGCTAAAGGATTAGATTATACTGAATCAGATATGTATGCTGAAGTAGATAATTATTCTAAAAATAAGAAATAGAAATATTGTAATAATAAAAAGAAAAGTCCTTGACTTTTGAGAAATATAGTGTATAATTATATTATAATTAAAAAATAAAGAGGAGATACAAATGGCTATCAATAATACTCAAAAAAGTGTAATTAATAAAAAACGTGAACTTCGTGAACGTATTTCTCAGGCATTAATTGAGTCTGGACTTTTTCCTGAAGTTGAAGTTTTTGAAGTTGTTGGCGATTGTGATTTGGCTTTTTATGTGACAAATGATAAGGGTCAGAAACAAGTTTTTCAACTATCTGGTTCTTTCAAGAAAAATAATACTAAACTTGGTGGGAATCGTGAGAGTGAAGATGTAATGTGCGATTTGCTAGATAAGTATGATGCTAAACTTGAAGATCGACGTTGTCGAGAAGCCTTGGCGGCATCAACTCCTAAGAAAACCAAGAAAGATAAGAAAGAGGATAAGTAATTATGGGTAAATATTACGAAGTTGTTGTCACTCTTGAGGACGATGAAATTGGGATGAGAATTGAACCAATGAATTTATATAAACTTCAAACTTGGATTATGGATTTAATTAGACTTCATCCAACAGAAACTTTAAGAGAAATTTTTGAAAATTGGAAACTTTTTGAATTTCTTGAAGAAGATGAGGAAGATGAAGAATATGCTGTTGATATTCAGTATATTATGCATGAATTGAATTATTATTATTTTATTGTATTTGCCGAATCAGAAATAGGAGCAATGAATAAATTAAATTATTACCTTATGATTAAAGGTTTGCCGAAAGAGGATTGTCCTTTTGGAAAGTAGGTAATTATATGGGTAAGCAAATGGGCCAATATTTTCTTGTTAAAGTTGAGAATAATAAAATTCGTTCTTGCATAAAGTTAAAACCTAATGTGTTGTTTGAATTAATTAAAGAAACTATTTATTTAAATTTATCAGATTATAAAGAGCTTATAGATTATCTTGATAATTTTCCAGTAGATTTAACAGCAGGATATTCTAAGCCAATTCAACTTTATGATGAACAGAATATGATTAATAGTCCATATCTTAAATATAACATGAAGAGATATATAGTTTTTGCTTACAATAAAACTAAGGCTGAACGCGCACTTGTAGAAAGTAAATTAGGTATTAGAGAAGGAGAATAATAATGGCTCGTAAACTTGCTAGTGTACAGAAGATTGTTGATATTATACCGATTGAAGGTAAAGATAGGATCGTACTTGCTACTATCGAAGGTTGGCATGTTATTGTTGGCAAAGAAATGAAAATTGGCGATTTGGTGGTCTATATTGAAATTGATAGTGTTCTTCCAGATCGACCAGAATTTGAACAAGCACGAAAACGTAGTAATCGTATTCGTACTATGAAAATGGGTAATGTCTATTCTGAAGGAATTGCATATCCAATTTCTATTCTTCCGGCTGGTAATTGGAAAGAAGGCGATGATGTAACTGATTTGCTTGGTATTGTAAAATACGATGAATATGCAGGTGAAGAACCAATTGGTGTATCTAATCTTTCCAAGAAGAAATATAATTGGTTTCAGAGAATTTGGTATAGAATTTTTGGTTATCCAAAACGTAAAAAAGGTGGCTTTTCTACCCTTATAAGTAAAACTGATGAAACTCGCATTCAGAATGTCCCCGGAACTCTTCAGAACAAAGAGCCTATGTGTGTAAGTCAAAAGGTGGACGGCCAAAGTGCATCCTATACTATGGAACGCACTCTTTTTGGACATAAGTTCAATGTCTATAGCCGTAATCTTAATGTTGGTAAAGATAATTCCAATTATTGGAAAGCAGCTGACATGTATGATATAGAAGAACGTATGGAACTTATGATGAACGATATGAATGTTAAGTGGATTGCGATTCAAGGTGAAGTAGCAGGTCCTGGCATCCAGAAGAATCCTGAAGGTTTGAAGGATATTGATTTCTTTGTTTTCAATATTATCACTCCAAATGGTAGACTGGGTAATAAAGAAATGGTAGAAGTATGTTCTAAATATGGTTTTACCGCTGTTCCTATGATTTCTTACGATTATATTCTTCCTAACACTGTAGATGAAATGCTTAAGTATGCTACTGGTCCTTCACTCATTAATCCTAATGTACTTCGTGAAGGTGTTGTGGTGCGGTCTCAGGATGGTAAACGTTCTTTTAAAGCGGTGTCTCCTGAATATCTTGTAAAACATGGGAAATAGAGAATATGACAATCCAAGAAGCATTTGAAATTATAGAAAAAATGGTTCCTTGTGCGATATGTGAATATAGAACATCTAGTTGTGATAGAAAATCAAATCATGTATGGACTGATGGTATGTGCCATAGTTTCGATGAAGCACTTGAAGTTATTAGTGCGGTAATTCCTGATAAAGAATCAATAAAAAGGAGCCTATATAGCTTTAACTGAACTTGAAAAAACGTCAAAACAATTAAAATGAAATATTAGGAAGTGATAATGACAGAAGTAAAAATTTCTTATAATAATGAAGAATATACTCTAGAAGAGCTTCTTCAAAAACTATCTTCTTCAGAAGAAAAAATTAAAGAATTACAAAATAAAGTAAATGTTTATGCTATGGCAGATACTATTAGAGATGCATATAAAAAATATGAAGAAGAAAGTACCAGAAAATTAATTAAAGAAAATTTAAATAAATGTTGCTGTGATTGTTCTTATAAAAAAGTATCTGACACTTTCGATCAAAAAGAAATTAAAGAAATGGAACGTGCTCTTAATTCTTTAAAAGAAAATGTTTCTCTTAGAGAAGAAAATATTAGATTGAAAGAACGAATTGATGAATTAGAAAAAGAAAAATCTGCTATTGCATGGATGGGCATTGTATTAGCACTATTGAAAAATAATGAACCTATGGGCAAATAATGAATAATTTTAATTGTTGTGAATCTGTAAACACAAATACTTCTAAAGCTGAACAAGATGCTTCGATAACTTTAGGAATGATTGTGGCTTTGACTGAACTTGAAAAAAATAATAAAAAAATTAAAGAACTGAATACAGAAATTTTTAAATTAAAAGAAGAAAATAAAACTCTCAAAGAAGAAAAAGAATTACTCAAAAAGAATCTTGAACTTTCTGAAGAAATAAGAAACAATTCTTCAGAAAGGAAGATGATAGAACTTCAAGAAGACAAAAGAGAATTACAATATAAAATTCAAGAATTAAATTATGAATTAACCAAGCAAATTCAGGTTAATGTACATTTAGTTCAATTATTGAGAGAAAAAGAAGAATAAAATAATAGGGATGCACTTTTGCGGCATCCCTATTTTGTTATATACTATTTTTCATTTTTACAAGGAATTTTCTTGACTTTGATGGCAATATAGCTTATAATATATGTATAAATAAAAAATAAAGAAAGTGAGAAAAGAAATGGAAAATATTGAAATTGACCATAAATTCATGATGAATAAAGTAGTCGAATATTTAATACAAACTGGTAATGAAGATTTGGTTGAAGAAGTTCCATTTCTTCCGCATGAAGATATTGCAAGTTTATTTTTAAGTGCATATCTTAAAGGTGAAATAAGATTATACTAAAGGAGATAATATAATGGAAATTATTGAACATAGAGGTACTTATAAAGACTATACTTACTGTATTATAAAGCGTGGTACTGGTTTCGGAGTATATAGATGTGGTTACGTTTTGATTCCAGTTTGGCATTGGGCATATGAAAAAGATCACGATGATCTTTTTGTAAAATGTCATGGTGGTCTTACTTATTCTTCTCATACTTTAGCTAATACAATGTATCCAGGATGGTGGATTGGTTTTGATTGTGCTCATGTAGGTGATAGTGAAGAAAAACAAAATTTAGAATATTGTATAAAACAATGTAAAAGGATTATTGACCAATTAGATTGTGATATACCATATTTTAGTTACGAATCTATTTGGGAATATGTTTGGAATGATATAGCATATCGGTATAGTGAAGAAGAAGCAAATGAGATTGAAGAATGGCCTAAATCGGCAATTCTAATGTATTTTAAAGACCACTATGAAGGTAGTTATAGAATAGATATGGAGACGGCACATGAATAAGTATGTTACATTGGATAAGATGAATAAGAAGCAGAAAAGAAAATATTACAATAGCTTGCGCGGCACTTGGGGCGAACTAAATCCTGTAACTAGAAAACCTAAAAATCCTAAAGCCTATGATAGAAATAAGGAAAAGAGAGTACAATATGATTGGTGATATTACTTTACTTTTATTTGATATGTATGTTAAAAAACCTAAGCAAAATAAATATAGTGTAAAACAAATGTTTAGGGATTTTAGAGAAGGTACAAATCTTATAGAAGTTGGAGATTATTTTACATTAAAAAATTTTGATAGAGATAATTTTCATTTGCGGGAAGCTCTTAATGTTTTACAAGATAGAATGGAATCTCACAAAAATGTTATAGATGATAAAGTTAATATGAATAATGAGCTTGTTGTTTTTTGTATGGTATTAAATGATTTAAAAAATAAAAAAAATATTGCTTTTGCGGCACGTCCTTGGTACGGAAGTTATAGTGGTGAATGGCAATATGTATTAGGAGATATTGAAGGTTATGAATTATAAGGAGTGGAATATGAACGATAGACATGTTTATTTTATTCTTATTGATAAAGATGTAGAACTTTCAGATTATATTTATGTGTATAATATTCGTGATTATTCATTCAGTGGTTCTTGGGAAGAACCTCCTTATGAAGATATTAGATTTGATGTAGATGTAGATAAAGAATTTTATAAATACATACATATTGTAGATTATGCTTATGATGTTAGATATGACGAAGAATTAGAAGAAGAAGTGCTTGACTTTAGTATTGACGGCAATCAATATTTTTCTATTCCGCTAGAAGATTCTGATAATCATTTTGATATGTTTGTGGTAAATAGTGAATATGCCTATCCTATTGAAAGTGAACTTGATGGATGGTGGAATACAGAAAAAGAAGCAAAAGATGCAATAGAAGCTTATATTGAACGAATAGCGAATGAAAAAGTCGAAGAAAGAATTAATGAATAATGGAAAATATTAGCATTGCGGCATTTTTGTCTATATTAACATTTTTAGCATATGGATTTTTTGTACTTTGGCTTATTTGTAACGAAATAAAGAAGGAGAGAAAATGGAAAAAGTAAATAATAGATATTATATTCTTTTGCGGCAAAAGGAAAATGAACTTAAAGATAAACTTCGTTTTTTCGAAGGTTTTGTATCAGGAAAACAACTTTATTATACAAAAAATTTTTGGCATGATGTTTGTATAATGGAATTACCAGAAGGTACTGAGGGTTCTGTTAGGGTACGTTTTTATTTTAATGATACCACTGATGGTTTTATTGAAGAATATAGTTCAATAAAAGAAGCTCAGAGTAAAATAATGGATGAATATGGGTATGATTTTCCTGACAGTTATTATCTTGATCAACCTTTTGGCTCATATAGTGCCGCAGTACTTCAGCTGATTAGTTGGGCCGCAGAAGTAGCTTATTGTACAGAAAAATTAGAGAAATTAATTCGATTTGGTGTAAACTAATGTATATATATATTATAGAATATTTTGATGACCCAGTAAAGGTATTTGGAAGTAGGGTTGCCGCACAAAAGTGGCTTGCCGATCAGGGTTTCACCTATTGTACAGTGTATGACAATGGATATGAACAATGGGGTAATAATAATAATTATGCTTATTTAATCAGAAAGGAAGTAGAAGAATGAAGTTACTTTTGCGACATAAACCTAAACAAAGTTTACGTGAAATAAAAGGAATATTATATCTTTGTGATAGAGATGAATTGGATTGTAGGGATTGTCCATATTATAATGATAAAGGAGACTGTCATTTAAAAAAGGACGCTTTAGAATATTTTCTTAGTTATGAAGATATGGAAAGACAATTTTCGGATAGTTATAGTTGGCGGTATAAATGTACTAATTGTGGAAAAGAAGTAAATCCCTCATTTGCATATTGTCCTTATTGCGGTACCGTGCTTAATTGGGAAGAGACAAGAAATGAAAAATAGATTTGTTTTGTATAGAGCAAATATACATATAGATATATGTAACTATAATCCAGAACAATTATACAATATACAAGTAAGTGATATTGCAAACCACATTCAAGATGGTGATATAGTGGCACATTACTACCTACAAGATATGGGTAAAGAGCTGGAGCCGCAAGATGCTAGATTAATATTTTTAAATATGCTTGCTATTCTAAATCCTACTATAAAGATTAATAATATGGCTAATTTATATAATAAAGTATATTTTACCACCTATATGTTATATGATTTAGATGGAGAAAAAACAATGGCTTTTGCGGCAAAAGAACTAATTAATAATAAGGAGGGACAAAATGCAAGAATATACTGGTGCGGATAAATATTCTATGTATGGTCTAGGTTTGTCTATTCCAGATGATGGCACTAAAAATTTAAATATAGAAAAAATTTGTTCCTATGTAAATGAGAAATACTATATGTATTTAGAGCCTTCTCAAAAATACCCATATTATGTAGATGATAATGCAGCAAAAGCTATTTTTACAAATTTCTTAATTAATAGATGTTTTGGTATATACTATGCAAGTCATGGTTTTTATACTACAATAGAAATTACTGCTTATGTTCTATATGACGAACAAAATCAAAAACCCATAGCCATTGCGGCACATACTATACAAGATGGGCAATGTAGTGATTATCCGGAGATAATGTGGTATGCCTAATATAGAAGGAAGAGGACCTATTGTTGCATTGGGTTGTTTGTTTATGGTAGTACCTGTGGCGGCAATCCTATTTTTTATGTTTATATTAGCTTATAAAATATTGTATAAAATTTTGGAGAGATAATGAGTAAAGATGGTTTATTATTTATTATTATGTGTTTAGTGCCTTGTGCGGCAATATTAATTGCATTAGGTAGATTATTTGTAAATCTTTTTAATAGGAATAAAGGATATTGATTTAAAAGATTTGTGAATGTTTGTCTTCAAGATAAATAAAAAGGGTATGCCTTTGCGGCATACCCTATTTTTTTTTGTATATGTTTGATAAGTAGGTAGACTCCTAGCTGGGTTAACCAGATTTTTTGTATATGCCTTGGCGGCATTCCAATGTTCATTTAGATATAGTATATTTATATAATATAGTATATATTAGAAAAATTTCCATTTTGTATTTGCTTTCTCTACAAGTACAGCCTACTGGTGATTCAAATGAGGCCGAAGGCCGATTTTGAATCACTGCGGTTACTCACTAGTGAGAGATGAAGGTTCGAAGAACCGAAATCGCGAACGACGTGAGTAACAAGAAGACAAAACTTATTTTGTAAGTTTTTTCTTATATTTAAAATAGCTATTCTTTCTCTTATAATCTTTTATATATTTTTGTTCTATTTTATTTTTATTAGTACTATATATAATATATTTATTATTTTCTGAATCAAATCTTATACTTAAAGGAGGGGTAAGTTTATATAAATCTTCTACATTTATTTCTATATTATTATTTAAATTATGTATAGTATTTCGTGTATATTTTCCACCTTCTTTTATATTATATCCATTTGGATATATTGTATTATATTTTTCTATGTAATATTTTTCTTCAATTCTTCTAAGCTACATTCTTCTAATATTTCTAATTTAAAATTATAATTTCCTAATCCATGTATTGCTTGATCTATTAATAAATGATTCATATTGTTTATACTATCTACTAAATGTGTTATCCATCTTAATTCTATATTAGCTGATTGTCCTATATATTTTTTATTATTTTTAATATTTGTTATGGAATATATTCCAATTTTAGGTTTTTCTATAATCATAATACTTTATTGTATTATGGCAGTAGTTTTGGAAATAGATACAATTGTATCTTAAATCCCTTGGTTTTCCCTTCGCCGGTATAATGTAATTATACACCCAAGCTGTGCTTTAGGTCAAATTTTTAACATTTTAGGTCAAATTTTTAACTTGATCGGCATTCTTTTGGTATATCTTCGATAGGAATAGAATTGAACCATTGGTTTCTATCTTGGTAATGGTATAGATTAGATAGGGGAGTTTCGTATTTTTTAAGTACGATATGTGGTTTTCCTTTATAGTTTAATATAAAAATTTTTTTCGATATATTATGAGGGTAGACTGGATGTTTTTTAGAATATAGTTTAGTCCATTTTAAATATTCTGAGTTAAGTAAATATTGAGGGCAAAATTCTATTATGGAGAATAGAAAATTTTCTAGTCCGTATTTTCGCATATCGGTATATAGGGGCATATTATACTCCATGTAGTTTGCAAAATAATATTCTAATTTCCCCTGTATATTAAAAGAATTACTAATAAAAAATTTTTCTTCTACAATATTCTTTATGTAAAAAATTCCACTTAATTTCATTTGTGCGTATATCCTTTCATATAGTATAATATAAGTTTATCATATTTTGGGGATAATGGCAAATATATAGAAATGGAGCGCGCTTAGAGCATTTGGGAATACCGGAGGTATTCCCAATAAGCGGTTAAGCAAGCGGAATTTCGTTTTCAGCGCTAAAATAGTGCAAAATTGGTATAGGGGAGGGCCGTGCTCCGGAGCACATTTTGGGGGCAATTTTGGGCTTCCCAAAGGCTTTTTAAAGGGGCATAATTGGAGGCTATTTTAGACGAATTAGGGGCGAAAAATTTTGAAAATTTGTAAAGGGGATGTAAAAAAATTTCGTATATACAATAGAAAAATTTCGATTTTACGCAAAAATGAAAAAAATTTCGCTTTGTAATGCAAAAAATTTCAATTTTTAGCATAATTTTGTATTATTTTAGCCAAATTTTAGCCAATTTTGTCGCAAAATAGTGATTTTTTATTCTATTTTCGTCTATTTTTATTGTTATTTTACACAAAACTACACGAAAATGATATAAATTGTGCGTTTTATGCATATAGATACTATAAATTGCGTATAGTTTATTCCAGAGCTGCTCAATAATTATTGCGTGTAGTCAGAGCTTTTCGGCAACTCAGAGCTGCCATAATTGCGTGTAGTCAGCCTGGAGCTATCAGAGCTGCTATATTCTAGAGCTGCCAGGAAGTGCACGGCCGGCCAGGAACACTAGTTCGGCACATCTCTATCTTATGTTATCATTTGGCAGAATGTACCGACATGCAGTTAAAAGTTGCGTGTAGTTTGTTTTATCTACAAGGATTCGACTACACGCAATAAATAAGATTTAACTATACGCAAATTTAAAAATCATGTAACAATTTTCCGCACAGAAAAGAAAAATCTGCTATAATTATTATATCGTTAAGGAAAAAACTTTTCTTTTCATTTGGAATTTTGACTTAAAATATGTCAAGAATTGAGTTTAGAAATCTTTGTAATGAATTTTGAAAAGTCCTTGACAAAAAAGAAATTTTGCTGTATAATATATACATAATTAAAAATAAACAATAAGGATGGTGAATATGTTTGATTTTTCTTCTCTTTCTGTTTCTTCTGTCGCTTCCACTCCGGCCATTTCTGTTTCTCAGATTCAGGCTGATTTGAAAGATATGGCTGTTGCTCATGTATTTCCACAGGGTGTTGACGGTATGGTGCAGACTGATACTGCTAAGTTCGCAATCCCCTTCGATTACGAAGGTGCTATTCATTGGGTAGAAGTTTCTTTTGTGGCGAAAAAGAATGACTTTGATGCGGCAAAAGCCGAACATGAATACCAGGTGAAGCTTCAGAGAAATCTGGAACGTGAGCAGGAACGGCATACCAAGCATATGGCCGGTTAATCTATAATTTTTGTTTTATAATAGTGTACCATTTGGTACACTATTTTTTTTATTTATTATTAGTTCATTTGGATAAAGTATAAAAGCAAACTACACGCATAAATTAGAGCTGTTTAAAAATTGCGTATAGGTGATTTAGAGCTGTTTCGGAGCTGCCTTGTTTTAGAGCTGCCATTCAGAGCTGTTTCAGAGCTGCTACGATCCAGAGCTGCCTGAGCTGTTTTTCAGAGCTGTTCTGGAGCTGCTGGGCTGAGCTGCCTTGCGTAGAGCTGCCATTGCGTGTAGTTTATTGGAATATGTCAAAATACTATACGAATAGAAATTTTGTTCTATTATAAGTTAGTTCAGACTAACTGTTAGTTATGACTAACTATTGCGTGTAGTATTATAGAAATTTTGTTCTATTATTAATCTAAAATAGATTTTCTATATTATATATTATATATAAATAATGAAGTGATTACAGTCATTTTGTTTATAAATGTCATTGTCATATATGATAAAAATCACTATTGACATATTTTTATTTATCCTGTAAAATACTTGCAACAAACAAAAAAAAGGAGATAACAGAATGACTAAAAAATATAGTATTTATGATAATGATACTAATACACTTTTGTTTGAATCTGATAATATGTTTGAAGTGAATAATTTTATTGACTATAATCTTGAGTCAGGTGAATTATTACATTTACATAAAGAGAATGATATTTTTATCATGTATCTTACTACTTATACAATTTATATGAGAATGTAATGAGTTTTAAAAAAGACTTGACAATATAAGAAAAGAGATTACAATAGAAGTATAAATAAAAAAGGAGATATATAAAATGTTTACATATGATGATTTAAGAAAATTCATTATTTATACTCCAATTATTGCATATATTTTATTTGTAATATTAACTATTTTGGGAGTTAAATAAATTGTAATAAATTTTATAAAACATCTTGACAATATAAAAATAAACATTATAATAAAGGAAAAATAAAATGTTTGCTATAGTCTGTTATATTGATAATACTATGGAAAATTATAAAGTTATTTGTTTTTCTAATGACTTGCATTTATTAGACATTCGATTACAAAATTTAAGAAAATTAAGTTATTATTCTAATGATAAACCAATATATAGAATAATTAAAATGTAATTAAAATTAACAAATTACTTGACAATATAGAATAAGAGATTATAATAATAAACAATAAAAGTAAATAAGGGGAAATATATAAAATGAGTAAATTTTGGTATGTTTTTGCTAATGGTTATTATGAGGATATAATTTATATAGGTAATAGTAAAGAAGAATGTAAAAATTTTTGTGAAAAAAATAATTGGAAACTTTGGCAAGATAAAAATAATAGATGTTTTTATACTAATGACAATGGACGTTATAATTTTTATATAAAATGTTATGAATATAATAAAAGTATAAAAATTATTGAAGATATACATAATGAAGAAAAAGAAGATAGTATGTAATAAAAATTAATAAATTACTTGACAATATAAGAAAATAAAGTATAATTATAAACAATAAAGGAGATAATAAAAATGATTATTGAAATTACAAAACGCTATATTATTGACGGTCATACTTTAGATAGTATTGTACATGATTATACTGATTTATATTCTAATAATGATGATTGTATGGATTTTTCAGAATTTTTAATGGATGAAATAGAAAGTTATTGTGCAAATGAAAATTTATTGAATATTAACGAATATGAATTAGAATGTCTTCAAGAAATTTGTGAAAAGAGTTTAGATATACAAAATCAAAAAGCATTATTGTCATAAAAATAAAGAAATATCTTGACAATACAGAAAAATAGATTACAATAAAGAAAATGATAAATAAAGGAGATAATTAAAATGGAAAAAGAATATACTATTTATAAAATTGTAGATGATGATAATCTTGAAGAATTTTTTTCTACAAAAGACAACGATATTTTAAATTTCGTGTTAAAAGAAAAATGTGATAATATAGTAAAAATTTTGTCAAGTGATAAATATATTATAGTGTTTTTTAATAATCATGTTATTGAAATTAAATTGTAATAAAAATTAACAAATATCTTGACAAATAAAAAATATCGGTTAAAATAAAATAAACAATAAATAAAATAAAGGAGATTTTAAAATGAATAACGAATTAGCAACAAAAGTTAGAAATATGGGTATTGAGTATATTTTCAATAATGTAATTGATGTTAATACTCTTATTCGTAAAGATAGTGGTAAATTTATCTTTAAGGTAAATGATGGTACAAATGATTACTATTGTGAAATTGATTTTGTCTGTAAAAAAGAAGACTATACTCCTGACTATGACATTCGCAAGTATGCGGAAAAAGTTAAAAATCAGGAAATGAAGAAAAAAGAAAAAGAAGAAAATAAGAAGAAAAAAACACAAAAGAAAAATGATGATATTGAAGAATAAAGAATAAGACAATAATAAATAAGTCAAGGGAATTGTAATAAAAATAAACAATTCCCTTGACAATACAGAAAAAGAGATTATAATAAAGATATAAATAAATAAAGGAGATATATAAAATGAAACAGGAAAATAATAACTATAATGGCATTAATTACTTGCATATTCTTACTTTAATTTTTGTAGTTTTAAAATTATGCGGTGTAATTAATTGGAAATGGATTTTTATAATTATGCCGTCACTTATTTCAATTGGATTAACAATTCTTATTATTGCAATAATTTTAATTATCGCAGTAATTACTAAAAAAATGTAATGAGTTTTATAAAATATCTTGACAATATAAAAAAAAGTGATATACTTATAAACAATAAAGGAGATAAAGAGAATGTTTCAATATTGGGAAACTTATACAGTATATTGTAATCGTTTTTATTATGAAGATGAATTAAAAACACTTGCCAATAGATATGAGGATTTTATAAATGATTATGCTAAATATCATGGTATCGAAAAAGAAGATAATATAAATAGTTTTTCTGATTTTATGATAGAAAATGAATATTTTTATTTTCATGATAATTATGATTATGATTTTGAAGATAGTAATATTCAAGATTTATATGATGAAATTAAAAAATATATGTAATAAAAATAAATAAATATCTTGACAAATAAAAAATATTGATTAAAATAATATAAAATAAACAAAAAATAAAGGAGATAAAAAATTATGTTTATTATTGATAATTATGATGTTGCTAATGTTGTTTCCGAAACCGAAAAAGATACTAAACTTTCAGTTACACAAGTTCAAAGTATTACGCGCGATATTGCTATGGAAAACGTTCTTATGGATTATGAAAAAGAACTTTTCCAAACGGATTATGGTAAAGTTATTTTGCCAATTGATTACAACGGAAAAATTAATTATGTAGAAATTAGTTTTTCAGTAAAAAAAGACGATTTTAATCTTGAAAATGCAATTCACGATTTTGAAGTAAGAAAACAAAATACAATTGAAAAGGAATTGCAAGATATTGAAGTAAAGAAAATGAAACAGGAAATTAAAAATATGCGTAATAAGTAGTATATAATAATATAGAAATGCCGTTTAACGGCACAAAACACCTAAAACGGCATTTCTATTTTTATAAATTCTTATTTGTTTCATATGGAATAAATAGGAATTTATAAGAAAATTGATTGTAATAAAATTGATGAATTTACTTGACAATAGGAAAATAAAGATTATAATAGAAGAAAATAAACAATTAAGGAGATAGTAAAAGATGAAAAAAGATTTACAGTATTATTATAGCGAATGTGATATACTTGAAAATGAATATTTTGAAAAAATAGAAAATTTTAGAAAAACCTTTTCATTATCAGAAATTAGTGAAATGGTAATAGAAGACTATAATGGGCGCAATAATTGTGATTTTAAAGATTTTGTTTATAAATATTGTGAAATAACAAATGATTTTAATCATATATACACAATTGATGAAATTTATAATTATATTTTAAAAAATTATAAAGTAAATGGAAAAACAATAGAAAAAGTTTTAATTAATAATGAAGACATATTAGAAATTATTAAAAAATATGAGAATTATTTTTATAATAATCCTAATTGTAATTATCCTAAAATTATTTTAGAAAATGATAAATTTTATAAAATTTATGAACATCAAACAGATATTAAAATGTAATAAAAATAATAAAATATCTTGACAATATAATAAAATAGATTATAATAGTAAATAATAAAGAATAAATAAAGGAGATAATAAAAATGATTACCTTTACAAATATCCCAAAACATATGGATAAACAAATGTATATTAAACATTTATCTAAGGAATATAAAATGCCGTTTGACATTCTATGGAGTTTAATTAAAGATTGTAATTCAGAAACAGAATTTTATAATATTCTTAATTGGAATTTATCTAAAAATGGGTATAATTGGAAAATTAAAGATAATGATTAATCTATACGCAATAAAATAAATTGTAATGAATTTAATAAAATATCTTGACAATATAAGAATAAAGATTATAATAATAAATAATAAAGAATAAATATAGGAGATAATTAAAAATGAAAAAAAATATTTATGCGTTAATTGATAGTGAAACTTCTAAAATGACTGATATTTATAATCTTGCGATTATTATTTTTGATAAAAAAGGAAATATTCTATTTGAGCGTGATTACCTTAATCTTGACGTTTTTGCTAATGAAAATATGATGGAAAACGCATATTATAAAGATAAAATGCCAATGTATAAAAAAGATAAAAATATAGTTCGTTTAGATACACGTTCTATGATGTATGATTTTCAAATGGTATTAAAATTATATGAAGTTACGCATTTGTTAGCATATAATTTGCAATTCGATATTAACGCAATTAATAAAACATATGAAAAATTTTGTAATAGAAATATTGATTTTAATAAATATGAATTAATTGATGTTATGCGAATTGTTATCGAAACAAAACTTAACACTAATAAATATCGAAATTTTTGTTTAGAGAATAATTTTTTAACTCCAAAAGGATATTATAGTACTAATGCGGAAAATGCGTATAGATATTTAACAGGAGATATGAATTTTATTGAAAATCATACTGCATTAAGTGACTGTTATTGCGAAAAAGAAATTTTTATGAATTGTTTGAAACAGAAAAAGACTATTTCTAAAGGATTAAAAGGTAATCTTTGGAAAATTATACAGGATAAATAATAATAAAACAGTCAAGAGAATTGTAATAAAAATAGACAATTCTCTTGACAATACAAAATAATTGATTATAATAGAAGAAAATAAAGAATTAAGGAGATATACAAAATGAAACCTGATAATACTAATAATAATTTATTTGATATTGAAAAATTAACTGATTCTTACCTTAAAGATATAGAACTTTTTGGAGATATTAATTTTAAAAGTTTTTGTGAATATTTAGAATGGACTATTCCTTTTTTAAAAATTGATATTGTAAATAATAGAGTTGAATTAGTAGAAATATTCAATTCTGTTATAGATGAAATTATAAAAAAATTGGAAAATGAAAAAATGTAATGAATTTTATTAATATTCTTGACAAATAATTAATAAAGGAGATAATAAAGTGTATAAAGAAGTATATGCAATTATTGAATTAATTGAATATGGTGATTATGATAATTACTATAGTGAAAGTAAAATATTAGAAATTAGTTTTGATAAAAAAGAGATAGAAGAAAAATATAATTTATTGAATAAAAATAAGGATAAAATAATTAATAATAAATGGGAAAAATATTGTAATAATGATAATGGAGATTATTTAGAAATTAATTATAGTATTCAAGAATTAAAAATTAAAATGTAATGAGTTTTCTTAAAACTCTTGACAATACAAAAAAAGAGATTATAATAAAGATATAAATAAATAAGGAGATAAATAATTATGAAAATTGCAATTACTAAAGTTTATGAAGTTGATACAATTTTTTTAAGTTTTTTATTTCATAATATTGATAAATTACCTAATAATTTATCAGATTTTGAAAAATCATTAAGTGAAATATTATCAGATTATTGTGAGGATTATGAATATTATGAAAATACAGAAGAATTATATGACAAAATGAAGTATATTTTAAAATAAAATGTAATGAGTTTTTTCAAAACTCTTGACAAATAACCAAAAGAGATTATAATAATAAACAATAAAGGAGATAATAAAAATGAAAAAGATTTATTTTGATGTTGATGGTACATTTTATAATCTTTATGGTTATGAAAATTGGTTAGAATGTATTTTATCCGAAAAAACTGATTGTTATACAAAATCTGATTTATTGGTAAACTATACGCAATTCATTAATATTCTTAATGAATTGAAAAATAAGGGTTATGTTTTAGGTGTTATTACATGGTTATCCAAAAACGCTACAAAACAATATCAGAATAAAGTTAGAAAAGCAAAATACAGATATTTAAAGAAATACTTTAACGGCATTTTTGATGAAATACATATTATTCAATATGGAAAAAATAAATCAGTTTATTGTGATAATGAAGAATGTATTTTATTTGATGATGAAGAAAATAATCGTATTGAATGGAATAATAAAAATGGAATTGCTTATAATGTGAATAATTTATGTGATGTTCTTATGACATTATAAGAATGTCACAAAATAATAAAATATCTTGACAATATAATGAATAAGAGTATAATATAAGTATAAACAATAAAGGAGATAAAAATGAATGGAATATTTTTTATAATATTGGCATTATTCGCATATTATATAATTACTGATAATAAATATAGGGGAGATTAAAAAATGTACGAATATTTAGATTTTTGGAATTTTCAAGATAAAAATTTTGAATTGCGGAAAATGGTTAACAATAAACCTTATGAAGAATATAGGGTTATTGAGAATTATAAACCTGTTGCGGAATTAATTAATTTTTCCGCAATTGTAGAAAAATTTTCAAATGACAAGTAATAGGAGATAAAAAAATTTTATAGTACGGTAAAAATGTTTGCGGTAAAATAGGGTTATAAAAAAAATTTCAATTTTACCGCAAACAAATTAGAAAAAAATAGGGTTAGAAAAAAATTTCAAAATATATATTTTGTTTTTCATTGGTTTTTAAAATTCAAAAAAATTTCAATTTTCATAAAGATTAATGAAAAATAAAATGTAATAAAAATAATAAAATTACTTGACAATATAGAAATAGAGATTATAATAATAAATAATAAAGGATAAATAAAGGAGATATAAAAAATGAATAAATTTGATTTTATTGAATTGTATGATGAATATGAAATATATTGTGAAGTAAATAAAAAAGAAAAAGGATTAAGAACGTTTAAAATTTTTGTAGAAAAGTATAATAATATAAATGATAATATTACTAATATTATGAATACAAAAAAAGATATTATAGATATTTATGATATTATGATTATTGAATATAAAAAGTATATAAGAAATATTATAGATACTTCTTTTGTTTTTGTAAATTGTAATTTTGAAAAACAAAAGGAATTTAAAGAAAAAATGTATAAAAGTTTTGACGATATTAAATAATAGGATATAATATTAATATAAATAAATAGGAGATAATTAAAAATGGATAGTATAATATATGAATTATATCATGGTACAAAACTATTGATTAAAACTGATAATTCATTAGAAATTAGTAATTATATGCAATATAACGGAATTGATTATATTTTTAATGGTATTGGTTATGATTTTGATATTAGTGATAATGATTATGAAGAAATAGTTTTTACTATTGAATTTAATAATAATTATAAGTTATTTATTTCAATTGGTTTTAGAATTGAAGATTAGGAGATAATAAAATGATTAAGAATTTTAAATATTATAAAAATGAAATAAAAAAAATTAATAACGATTGTGATAATAAAATAGAAGAATTAATTAGTGAAGTTTCATTAAAAGATGTTTGTAAAATGGTTATAAAAGAATATAATTCAGAAAAGAGAAAAGAATCATTATTTATTTTTATTGAAAATGGTTATAGTGAAGTATTAGATATTTTTGAAAAAAAGTATGATTATTATGAAGTTTATAATTATATAGAAGAAAATTTTAAAGAAGAAATGATAGAAGAAAAGGAAAAATTAGAATTTAATGAAATTTTAGATATTATTAATAGTTATAATGATATGATTATAAATTATGATGAAAATGAAAGTTTATATGATAATTTTATTTATGAAAATGGTAATTTTTATGGAATAAAAGAATATTATAAAACAAATATAGAATAATATGAATAAAAACCATATCAAAAAACGATATGGTTTTTTTTATTTTATAAGTTAGTTATAACTAACTTTAGAGCTGCCAATTAGTCTAAACTAACTTTCAGAGCTGCTTTAATGCGTATAGTTTAGAGCTGCTTTAGAGCTGCCAATGCGTATAGTTTCCGTATGGGTAGTAAAAACTATACGCAGTTAGTCTGTACAAACGGTTTTGTGGTTAGTCTATACTAACTTTTGTTAGTTCGTACTAATTGAATGTATATTCTATAAATGATATAGAATACTATTCTATTATCATAATAGAATACACATAATAAAATAATACAGAACTGTATTCTATATGTCAATAGAATAACTATAAAAATTTTTATAGAATATTATTCTAAAATGTTCAATTGTATTTTATCATTTTTTATTTTTTGTTCTATAATCTCCTTTTATGTCAATATACACAAAAAAATTGTTATCACACTTTTATATTTTTGTCAATAGGTAAAATAAAGAAATGATTTTTTTTAGAAATGTCATCTATTTATTGACATAGTGAAAAAAACAGGTAGAATAAAGATTGTGAGGTAATAATTATGCGATATACTTTTATAGATGAACAAACAGGAAATACACTATTTGAGACTAATGATACAATTCAATCATATGGTTATAGTATTATGAATAATTGTAATGTCAATAATGTTATTCGTGTTATCATTACAAAAAAATATATCATTTCTACTTATAGAAATGACGTAACATTATATACAAAAAAGGAGATATAAAAAATGAATACTACAATTATTGAAAAGGTTTTAGATATTGTATGTGAGGAATTGACAAAAAAATGGTATGATTATAACGTCAATTACATTTATCGTGATAGTTTTTTGAATGATGTTTTGAGTTATAATTATCTCATTTCTGATAAATGGTTACAATATTTATTCACTTATGTGAATATTGAAACGGAAACAGAAATGCAACTCATAGATGAATATTATGCACAAACATTGCAAGATTCTATTTTTGATGATGTTTTTGATGATTATTCTAATAAAGATTTATACACAATAGAAATAATAGAAAATAAACCTTTACAATCCTATAGAATTATGGTTTATGAGAAAACAGATACTATAAAACAAATATCTTGCAATTATGATTATTTGTGTAATATCATAGATTGATTTTTATTCGAATAATTTTGAAAAAAAACTGACATTTTTATGTCAGTTTTTTTTACTTTATTTTATATAGAACATAATTCAATAATAAAATATTATGTCATTATAAAAAAATATAATCTTATTTTTTACAAAACTATGGTATAAATATAAATGCCAATGGGCAAAACTATTTTTATTTATAGGAGATAAAAAAATGAAAACTATAGTATTAGCCAATCTGAAACAGGTTTTTGAAACTATTATGACGTTGTGCAATATTTTGCAATTGCGTGTTTTGTCTCATGACAAATATATCGTTGTGTATTCCGATTTATTCAGTAATGAAAAAATCATTGTTCTGAATAAAAAAGATTCAGAAGTCATTTATCATGACTATACCAATGATGTACATGTTTGTTATGAAACAAATAATAGTGATAAATTATTTATTGAGTATTATAATCGCTATGAAAACAGTAATGACATTGTTTCAAAACTAAATGAAGTCATTGAACAACTTGAAAAGAATAACAGTGACTTGAATAACGAAATTGAAACTATAACAAATGAAAGTATTAGAGAAATTGATTACTTGAATAATCGTATTGAAACGCTGAAAAAAGAATATAATAAACAATTGGCTGAAAATTATGACTTGACTGATAAAATTCAATCATTGCAATACGACAATGATTTATATTCTAATCAGTTAGAAAAAGTGAATAGCAAACTTGCTTATTATGAGACTGAATATATGGATATAGTCGCGGAGAAAATGCAACAGTATGAAAACCAATATAATCATTTATTGGAGATAGCAAAAAAGGAACGTCAGCAAATGAAAAATGATATAGCAAGTTATAAACAGCAAATAGAGGAAATGAAAAGACAAAATAATTATCTTCACAAAAGAATCAGAAAAATGAATAAGTAAAATGAATAAAGTGACTGAAAAAAATCAGTCACTTTTTTTATAAAATAATATATGAATAAATCATCATATGAGCATATAAAAAAATATATTGTATGATTATAATATTAGTAGTTAGTGGGGGCTAACCACGGGAAATAGAACAAAAGTTCGAATTAGGACCAGGGTACTGGATATCCAAACCATGCACACCAATTTTATATATTATCATATGTTAAAAATTTGACATATTCCTATATTATGTACTACAATTATAGTATAAATTCAAAACGGAGGTGAACTTGGCAGAATACAAATTAAATTTTTCTTTAACAACAGAACAAGAACGTTGCGAATTAATTACACAAATCTGTTCACAATCCACTTATACTCAACAACAATATACTCAAATGGCAGATTATATTCTTCTTGCCAATAAGTCTAATAAAATATATCCTGAACAATTTCGTTCTCCTTATATCATACATGAAGAACAATCTCTTGATGAACTTCTTGATGATCCTCTTCAATGTGATACAGTAGAAATATCAGCAGAGCCTATCTCACGTTCAATATATTACAAACCAAAACGTACTATAAATCGTAATGATGTTTTTACCCCAGATTTAATACCTCTTTGGTCTGCAATAGATTATTACAAACAAAAAGTACAAGAAAATCCATATGATTGGCGTAAAAAGCAACTTTATATTGCTCTTTGTCAACAACAATACACCTTATTAGATGCTATACGACCACCACAATACCCTTTGCCACAGCCCAAAGAACAAAAACATTACTATTCTTGGGATAAAGGAATTTTACTTCCTAATGGAGATTATGCCGATATAGACCTTACCAATCCACATCATATGGCAAAATTCCTCATTTTTTTGCCTTCTCTTAAAGAATATTGTGAAGATTTAGGTGCCGATATAGCACAACTTATCGCCGATACAGAACAAGCTCTTGCAGTTACTGAATTATCTCCTTTACAACAATCTGTTCTAAACCTATACCAAATAGGAGCTAGTTGTAAAGAAATGCAAGCTTATATTTTAGAACATCACAACAGAAAAATTTCACAATCTTACTCAGCAGTAATTCTATATTCTCAAATAGCAAAAAAAGTATCTTGGGAATACTCTGAAATATACTATTCACGATTGTATCGGTATTCCCCAGAAAAATGGAGAACTTGTATTTGCTGTAAACAAAAAAAACTTTTAACAAAACATAACTTTCCTAAATTTTCTAACAAGCCGGGGGGTTATGGGCTTTGTTGTAAGGAGTGCCAAAAGAAAAAACGGCAGAACTAGCCCAAACCGCTTATTGCAATTACCTTCGGTAATTGCAAACGCTCTTGGTCAGTTCTTGCCTTTATAGGAATATAAATATGGAAATAAAAAGTAATAAACAACAAATTTGTGCCCTTTGCGGCAAACCTATTACTTCTTCATTTGGTTATCGGTCTTCATCTCCTCTACATCCATCTGGCTATTTACCATATTGTCCCACCTGTTTACCAACACTATTTGACTACACACAACTTGCCGAAATGGATAAACTTTGCCGCTATGCCGATTGGCCTTTCTATGCGAATAAATACCTTATGCTTCTCAAAGCCAAGAAAGATGGTGCAACCACAATAAACTTATACTATAAACAAAATATTGCAATTATGTATAAAGAAGGCTATAATGCACCTATAGACTGGCAAACTATACAAAAAGAATATGAAGGACTTGCGGCTCAAGGTACACTAATAGAATCTATTTCACCTGAAAAACAAATTGCACATGAACAAGCTTTGCGGCAATTTTGGGGCGATGGACAAGAAGAAACTGGCCGCTACACTTTATCACAACTTGAATATCTCGATAATCTTTATCATGACTTAGAGCGCACCCAAAACCTTACCACGGGCGCACAAGCAGACCAAGCAAAGAAACTTGCTCGTTTATCATTGGCAATGGATATAGCCGAAGAAAATAGAGAACTTGAACTTTATGTAAAGCTCATGGGTGCTTATGAAAAACTTGTAAAAGTCGCTGACTTCACACCAAAAAATTCACAATCAGCTTCTTCATTTGAATCAATGGGTGAACTCGTTGCTTTTTTGGAAAAAACTGGTTTTATAAATAAATTTTATGATGGAGAACAACGTGATATTGTAGACAAAACGATAAAAAGTCAACAAATGTTTTTACGTCGTATTGTCGCAGGTGAAAGTAATCTATCCGAAAGAATTGAACAAAGATTACAGCGTATGCAATTATTAGATAGGTTGGAAGATGGTACTACAGCAGAAGAAGAATGGTCCTACGATCTTCAATCAGATGATGAGTGGCTAAATGGTAGCGATGATCTCCAAGATGATTATAGTGATCCAGATGAAGAGGAAGAATTTGAAGTGGAGGATGAATAATGGCTAATTATTCCTCTACTAGAATAGAACGTGGTAAACAATTGCGGCAAAGCCTTGAAGATAGTGTTAATCAAGATTTTGCCGCATTGGATAAAAATAAATTACGTGAGAAAGATTTCCAAAATCAAGAAAAAAATATTGAAAAAAATTTAGTGATTCCATCATATAGTAGAGAGATGGAAAAATTAAGTGCAATTGAACGTTTAAAAAAAGAATATGGTATAGAAAAAAATGTAGTACTTACAAAAGAAAATGTACAAAATAATAGAGAATTAATTGAAAAATATGTAGGATTTTTTTCAGCTTATCCTGATATTTTTCTTGACTTAATTCTTCCAGCGGATTCAAAATTTCATTTATACTTCTATCAAAGAATATTTTTACGTTCTTGTATGCGTTTTAAATATCATTATTGTGTTGCATCACGAGGATATTCGAAATCTTTCTTATCTATTTTAGCAGGTATTTTAAGATGTATTTTCCTACCTGGAACTACTATGTTTCTTGTCTCTCCAGGAGCTTCACAAGGGGTAGAAATAGCTCAGGAAAAGATTAGTCAAATTTTTAATATTTGGCCTTTATTAAATCAAGAAATTGCTAAAAAGAATGAATCTCAGAAAGAAATTAACTTATTCTTTAAAAATGGTTCAAATTTTGATGTACTCACGGTAACAAGTAAATCTAGAGGTTTACGTAGAAATGCGGGTATCGTGGATGAAGTGCGCGATCACGACGCAGCTAAACTCAATGCAATAATTATACCAGTTATGAATATTTCTCGTCGTACTGTATCTGGCGCTTATAATCAATATGAAGCTCACCAACCTCAAACTTGGATAAGTAGTGCAAGTCAAAAATCCGATTATAATTATCAAAAGTTAATAGATTTCCTTGAACGTTCTATCTTAGATCCAAATAATATCTATGTAGAAGGATGCGATTATCATGTCCCAGTTGCATGTGGTCTTATGCCAAAAGACTTCATAGATGATGTAAAAAATGATGCAACTTTTAATGATATAGCTTTTGCACAAGAATATTTATCAGTTTTTACTGGTGGTGCGGCAAATAGCTGGCTTCCACCTTCTAAACTTACAAGATTGCGTAAAATAGTAAATCCACACTATAAATACAGAGTTCAAACTGAAAAAGACTTTTATATTATTTCAGTTGATGTTGCTCGTTCTGGTGAAGCTCGTAGTATAGCTTGCGTATGGCAAGTTTTGCCGCAACCCTTTCCTAAAAAATGGATAAAGAAATTAGTAAATATTTATAATTTTAAAGGTGATGAGAGGCATTTCCAAGACCAAGCAAATGCTTTAAAAAAATTAATATCTCTTTTTAAACCTAAAGAAGTTATTATAGATGGAACTGGTCTTGGGCGAGGTTTACTTGACTTTATGGTAATAGAAACTTTCGATGAAAAAACAGGTCAAATATTACCAGCATATGGCAGTTAATGATGATGAACTTAAAAAAGTACAGCCTGCTGATGCTTCTAAAATTATAAACGTTCTTATTGCTAATGCTTCACTTAACTCTGAAATTTTTTCTATTACATATAGTGAAATTGTTTCTGGACATGTACGTCTTTTAATAGAAGAAAATGAAGCAAAATCTCGTCTTATGGCAACAAAAATAGGACAAAAGATGTCTTTAGATAAAAGAGTTGCAAAACTTATGCCGTATGAGCAAACAACTCGTCTTATAGATGAAATCGGCAACTTACGGCTTAAAACAGCAACTTCAAGTAAAAATATTGCAGTTGAGCGTATTAATAAAGACATTCAAAAAGATAGATTTTCAGCTATGTCATATGGTTTATATTCCATTCACCAAATGGAAGAAGAAGCCATGAAGAAAAACAAACGCGGTAAGCATAAACTTGCCAAATTTATTATGAAAAATTAATAGGAGATAGAGATGAAATTTAGTTTACAGGACTTAAAAAATACTCTCTCCAATATTAAAGCGATTTCTACAAAAAATGGAAATCAATTTAGGAGTACTAAATGGTATACCACAGCATTTAGAAAAGATTACTTCGATACAGAAGCTATAGAGAAAATAATTAATAGCAGTAATATTGATGAGATTATTGCCTTATCTAAATTTTATTTTAACACAAATGGTCTCTATCGCCGCATTATTATTTATTTCTCCACTATGCTTTTGTACGATACTGTGGTAGTGCCAAAATTTGTAAAACAAAATATTGCTAAAGAAAGATTTTTGAAGAATTATTATAAGACATTATCTTTTGTGGATAAGATGGAGTTGCCGCAAGAGCTTTCTCGCATATTTACTATTATGCTTGTAGAAGGAGCTTATTTTGGTTTAGTTTACAACGCTCCTGATGGTAGTGTAATTTTTGGTGATTTGCCGCGAAGGTATTGCCGCACAAGGTTCCGTTCTACTACAGGTAATCAAATTTTAGAACTAAATATGAATTATCTTGATTCTTTCATGGGTAAACCAGAACAAGAACCAGTTCTTGATACTTTTCCAAAATCTATTCGAGATTATTATCAGCTTTGGAAAGAAGGTAAAGTAAGTTCACCTTGGTATATTTGTAAAGAATATGAAGGTGTAGCTTTTATTTGTTCCCTTGATGGTGCAGCATCAAGTGATACTCTTCCTTTCTTTATCCAAACCATTCCGGCTATTTCACGCTTAAAGGATTACGAAAAAGCTGATTTGGATTCAGTACAGAATGAACTTTCTAAATTAGTAATAAACAAAATTCCTCTTGATAAAGAAAATGAACTTGCTTTTGAACTTCCAGAAATTGAAGAAGTACATAGAGGTATAGTAGACATGTTGAGTGATAATCCGCATGTTGATGTTATTACTACTTTTTGTGATACTGATGTTGCTTCATTAGGTTCCACGGTGGATAATGTTAGAAATGATTTAGGTACTATTACTCATTTGGTCTATAATGAAGCAGGTGTATCTAAACAACTTTTCGATAATGATTCGGCAATTTCAATTACCTATTCAGTACAAAATGATTTAGCTCTTGTACTTACATTGGTAAAACCACTTCAAAAATGGCTTAATTATATATTAAATTACAAATTTGGCAAAATTGATGAATTTTTTTATGAAATAAATTTACTACCAATTTCTCATTATAATAGAGAGGAAATGAGCAATTTATA